GATTAGTCCGAATTACATATTACTAATAAATAAAAAAAAAGGATTTGCAAAGATGGCATCATACGCAAGCTATAAAAAAATTGACGCTTCAGTGCAATTAGATGATGGCACTCTTCCTACAGATGCGGTAGCATCTGGAGTATTTTGTACTTGGAATGTTAGATATTTTTATGGGAGTCCAAATAGATGTTCTGGTGGTTGTTGCTGTCTTTGGACTGTTCCAACTGGTGTGAGAAGAGTTTATTTTGAACTGTGGGGATCTGGTGGAAATGGGCATGGAATGTGTTCAACCTCCAGATGCCAACATTATGCTGGCGCTCAAGGTGGATTTTATAATACAAAAATGTTAACAGTCTGCCCAGGATGGCAATATACTATCTGTGCTGGCGGTGTATTCCCTTGTGAATCTATAGAATGCGTATCTTGTCGTGGATGTGCATCTTATGTTAATGGATGCAATTTAAGTAATTTTTGTGCTGCAGGAGGAGATGCTGGATGTGCAAATGGAGCATGGAACGAAGCTTGCTTCTCTGATTGGGGATATTGCTGCATGAGTCCTGGGGCATGGGGTGGTGATTTTGGAATGAGTAATCATAGAGGTGCTTTCTTTATTCATCAGGCACAATGCCATTGTCAATGTCAAGGATCTTCACCAACGGCAGCTCCTTTTATTGGAACTCAAGTTCAAACTCAAATTCATGAATGTTGGATGCGTTGTGGATGCTGGACATCACCATATGGTCATGGTGGTCAAGGTGCAATGACAACTTACTGTGGTGGTGGTAACTGCTGCGGAACTGGATCTACTGGAGGTCCAGGATTAGTTAAGATCAGTTTCTTATAAATATTAATCGAAGGAGTTAACCTGAACAAATAACCATGGCAGTAAAAATTATTTCAGTAGAATTCGATCTTGGTCTACCAAATGAATATATGGTAGATCACTCTCAGTCTGAAGGTAAGACCCGTAAGTTTACTTATCACGGACCAGATAAAATCTATCTTCAACTTGGCGAAGATGGAAAAGAAAAATATGGACCATTAACTGCAGATGAAATCATGGATGGCAGACCAATGCCAGCTGATGTTGTAGAATGGTATGAGGTTGATTGTGAAACCAATCCATTGGTTTGTCAACTCAGAGGACCTGTAGTTAATGAACTTCAGGAGATGTATGATGAGACTCCATATCCCCATCCAAATTCTCCAGTTCTTCCAGGAACTAGTCAAATGATGGTTTATGGTCCTCCAAAACCTTGTGATATCTATGATGCTTTAACTGGAATTAAGAAAGAAGAAGATGGTTCACTGTCTGTAAGAAAACTCTCTACACTTGAAGCAATTCATGGTGATGAGCATACTATCACTGAACTTGATCTTAAAAAGCAAAGAAATCAACTATTATCAAATAGTGATGGACAAGTTGCTCCTGATATGCCAACTGAATTAATTGAAGAGTGGAAAGCGTATCGTCAAACATTAAGAGACTTTCCTGCAGTAATTGAAGAAGCTGGAATTGACCCTAACATTGCTTTCTATATGTTCCCAGAAACACCAAAATCAGCAACTTCAAACGCAGAACTGCAATTGTTAATTGAACAGCAAAGATTGCAAGCAGAGGCAGCAAATAACGGGTAATATTACTGTTTGAATTTTATATAATACATGGATTATATTTTATACAAATTTGATTATATTAAAGATAATCAATTAGAATTGATAAAAGAACTGAAGATATCCCATGATAATATAGTAAAATATGGAGTCTTTGATACTACAAAGGCTTATATTTACTATAATATTTTTGGGGTATCTTCTCCGTCTATACACATGTATAGAATTTATCAAAAAGTTAGAGAGATTGTAAGAAGTAAATTTCCAAATGAAATACTTTGGATTCAATCTTGGTTAAATTATCATAATTATGATGAGGTTTTGGGTTGGCATAATCACAGTGCCAGTTGGCATGGGTATATATCTATAGAACCACAAGATACGGTAACTGAATTTGAGAATTGGACAATAGATAACGAATGTGGAAATATTTATTTTGGACCAGGAAGGCATAAGCATAGAGTAGTCAACCAAAGAAAGTATAAGGGAAAAAGAATCACACTTGGATTTGACATTATATTTGAGAATGATTATACTGGAGAGGTATCCCCAACGGAAAACTTTGGAGCAATTCCATTATTATAATGTTTGAAATTAATACTGATTTAAAAGTAAAGATTCAAAAAATAGATGATATATATTGGTCTGCTACAGATACTGGATTGGTTACTTTCAATTCAGATGTAATTGTAGAAAAAATGATTTTTATTATTGATGATTTTTATCAAAATCCAGATGAAATACGCGAACTGACAAAAGAATCTGAAGTATATACTGATAAAGATCGACTAGCTGGTGCAATAGGTAGAAGGGTTTGGAGAGAAGAACCAGAATTGATGTATGAAATGGCACATCAAATGTGTCATGTATTTGAGCAGTTATGTCAACATGAAGATTGGCATTTGGAATTTGATAAACAACATCATTATACTAAATGGGATGCTATGAGGTTCGTTGTTAATGTGACGAACAATCAAGAAATTATTGATTCTGATAGAGACTGGGATACCATTTGTCATATTGATGGTCCGTACAATAAATGGGCATCTTTAGTTTATTTAAATACTCCAGAAGAGTATGGAGAAGAAGAGTCTACTCCTGGAACTGGTTTTTATTCTGTAGTTCAACCAGAAGCAGATGGAAAAATAAATAAACCAAAGTTGCAATATGTTTGCCCAATGAAGTATAATAGGGCAGTATTGTATGATGCTAACATGATCCATGGTGCAATCATGGAGACTGATATGTATAAAGACTATGATAGACTTACTCAAATCATGTTCTTTTAATTGATCTAAATATTTGTAAATCATGCTATTATAATAGCAATATTAATTTAACTCTGAGGTTGAACAATGAGGTCAAAGGCGTTTTTTATTAACGGCGGAGCGGGGCGTGTAATTTGCTCTATCCCTGCGCTTGAAAAATATGCAGAAACTCACGACGATTTTATTATCGTTTGTGAAGGAGGGACAGATTTTTACAAGGGTCATCCTACTTTACATGGAAAGGCATTTGATAATTGGCATAAAGGATTATTTGAAAACGAGATTAAACACAGGGATTGTGTATCTCCAGAACCATATCGAGATTGGCATTATTACAATCAAAAATGCAGTTTAGCACAGTCATTTGATATTATAATCAATGAATTGGATTCTCCTAGAGATCTTCCTAAACCTAATATTGTATTGAGTAAAGCAGAGATTGTTCAGGGTTTTAATATTGTTGAAGAGGTAAAAGCAGGAACGGGCAAAGACAAGGTTTTAGTTGTTCAACCTTTTGGTAGGTCAGTTGAACAATTGGGATCTGACTTTATTATTGATACTACTTCTAGAAGTTTTTCTTTAAATAATATTGTTAATATTATTAATGAACTTAAAAAAGATTATGCAATCATTATAATGAGTGAAATTCATTTTCCTTTAGAAGAAAATGAAGACAAGTCAAATTATAAAGTTGCTAGACCACAAATTCAAGATATGAGAATTTGGTCAGGAGTGATTGCTGCTGCAGATCACTTCTTGGGTTGTGATAGTATGGGTCAACATATTGCTAGAGCACTAGACAAGACTGCTACAGTTGTTACTGGTTCTACCTATCCAATTAATATTTCTTATCCAGATCATGCTGATTTTGATGTGATTGATGTTGGTGAAGGTAGACGAGTATATTCACCAATCCGAATTGCAATAGATGAAGTTTCGGATCGTCTTAATGATGAATCAATGGAGTTGAGTCAATCTCAAGTTAAGGAAATTATTGATTCTGTGAAAAAAAGAATGGGAAAACCTGCTGCTTACACGGGATCCCTAACACTTCCACAAAAAGATATCGCTTCAAATGAATGTTGCCCTGCAACAGAAAAAAGACAAACCTTTAAATTTGATCCAACAAAAAATTCAAAGGGGTTTGGTAAACCACTTTTAGATAAAGAAACAGAAAATATCCTTCAAAAACTTAAGTGAGGTAAATCATGGCAGAATGGATCGCAGCTATTGCCAGAGGGCATAACTCTGGTGTTTGTCTTTTACATAATGGAGAAATTGTTTTATCCATTGAAGAGGAAAGACTTTCTAGACATAAGTATGATGGTGGACCTCTAGCGTCCATGGTTAAGATACTTGAGTATACTAAAAAACTTGATTATCTTGTAATCGCACATACTCAACCTTTGGGGTCAGCAGGAACAATTGATTTTACTGGTGATGATATTTACACTGGTATGGCAAGAAAACTTGGGTTGATTGATAGGAATCAAGATCCATATGATCATCCTCAAGTTATAGATTTGAGTAGAACTCACCATAAACTTCATGCTGCATGTGCCTTTTATAGGTCTGGATTTAAATCTGCAGTATCTGTTGTTGTGGATGGTGCAGGTACATTTATTCCAATGAATATTGGAAGATCTCAAGAGATGAGTTGGGAACTTGAATCTATATTTTCTTGTGAATATCCAGCAAATATCAAAACTTTGTACAAACATCAAGCAGGAAAAGGACCTTGGGGATCTGCATTAATTCCTCAGGTTGATAGTTCTGGTGAAGATGAGACTGGCACTCATGAATTAATTTTGGATGAGAGTGCTGGTATTACTAAAGCATATGAAGCAGTTACTCAGTATTGTGGATGGCCTCCTATTGAAGCTGGTAAAACTATGGGATTATTCCCATATGGAAAACCAAATAAAAAAGTACCTAAAATTTATACTGATGGTGGTGGGGGATTGTGGAAAACTTCTGATAGAAATGTAATTGTTCCAACCTACCCAAATGGCGCAGTTGTTAATGAAGGTAGATATGAATTTTTGTATACGCCAGAAGATTGTAAAGACTTGACATTGCTTGAAAATCGTAGAGATATGGCATATGCAATTCAAGTAGAATCTCAACAAATGGTATTGGATTTAATTCGTAAAGCAGTTGAGATGTCTGGTAATAATAATGTAGTTCTTTCTGGTGGATATGGACTTAACTGTGTTGCAAATTATTGGTATCTTGATCAGTTAAAGGATGAGAATATTAACTTGTTTGTAGAACCAGTAAGTAATGATGCTGGTACTGCAATAGGTGCTGCTCTACTGACTTACTATAGAATTACAAACAGTAAAAAAATTAAAAAACAAATTGATAATCTTTATACTGGACCATCTTATATGTACACTGAACAACAAATACAAGAAGTTGCTTCAAAATATAACGCAACTTCTGTTACTCAAGCTTCCTATGAAGATGTAATTGATTTGATTACGGATAAAAATATTGTTGCTTTGTTCCAAGGAAGATCTGAAGCAGGTCCTCGTGCTCTTGGCAATCGTTCTATTCTTTATGATCCTCGTGATCCAGATGGAAAAGATCATGTAAATAGAATCAAACGTAGAGAATATTTTAGACCTTTTGCTGGATCTATTCTTAAAGATTATGTTCATGAGTGGTTTGATCTTCGTGGAATGGATGAGACTCCATTTATGATGTATGCTGTAAATTGTCGAGATGGTATAGAAGAAAAAATTCCAGCAATTATTCATGTTGATGGAACTTGTAGAATTCAAACGGTAACTCAAGAACAAAATAAGCATTATTATAATCTAATTAATACTTTTTATGAGAGAACTGGTTGTCCTATAATTTTTAATACATCATTTAATCTTGGTGGGGAACCTCTTGTTGAAACTTTAGACGATGCTTGTAGAACTCTTGCTAACAGTTTAATTGAATATCTCTATCTACCTGAATATCAAACACTAATTACTATTAAAAATGAAACCCCTTCGTAGAATTGTAATCGTTGGCGGCGGAACCTCTGGATGGTTAACCGCTGCTTTTTTACTTAAAAAAGTAAGATCTTATTGTGAGATTGTAGTTGTTGATAAGACACAATCAGAAACTGTTGGTGTTGGTGAGGCAACTGTGCTTTCATTTAAACAGTTTATGAATTTTTGTGGTTTTGATGCTGAAGAATGGGTTCCAGCTATAGATGCGACTTTTAAAAGTGGAATCTTGTTTACTGACTGGCAAAAAGAAGGAGCAGATCTTTGGCATCCATTTGCCTATCCCGAGTTCAAACACCTCAAAACAAATCTTTTAAATCTTTGGACATTAAATAAGGATAAAGATTTTTTTACTCATGGTTGTGCATTGTACAATCCAGCGGTAACTGAAAATAAAATTGATCCAACAAACTTAGGAACATATGCCAATCATATTGACTGTGGTAGGTTGGTTCAATATATTAAAACAAAAATATCGAATAAAATAACTTTTGTAAGTCAAGAAGTTGTAGAGGTTAAAAGAAATTCTAACGGTGGAATACAGTGTATCATCTTAGAATCTGGAGAAGAAATTGAATCAGATTTATTTGTTGATTGCACTGGATGGAAAAGACTATTGGGATCTAAACCAGATACTGTTAATTGTAGGGACAGATTGTTTTGTGATACTGCAGTTGCAGGACATGTTCCCTATGATGATATTGAACAAGAGTTAACGCCTTATACAAAATGTTGCGCTGTTGATCATGGATGGATATGGAAAATTCCAACACAATCAAGAATTGGATCTGGATTAGTATTTAATCGTGATATAACTGATCCAGAAGAAGCAAAAGAATACTTTGTTAGACATTGGAATAATAGGATAAGTAAAAATGATTTAAAATTATTGGATTGGACTCCATATTATCATAATAATTTTTGGGAAGATAATGTTGTTTGCATTGGATTATCCGCAGGATTTATTGAACCTTTAGAAAGCACTGGAGTTGCATTAATATGTGCTGGTATTATTGAACTTGCAGAAGGACTTAAAGGTAATTACTACAATGTAATGGATACTCTTGTTTACAATAAAAAAATGAAAGCGTTTTTTGAAAATTGTGTTGATTATGTAAGTATGCATTATTCACATAATCAAAGAACAACGGGTAAGTTTTGGAAGTTTGTTCAAGATACTTATAATATTACTGAGACACAAAAGTTTTTTGAAAATGAAGTTCAAAACAATCCATATGAATTACCAACAGATGGTGATTATATGTTTGTTGGAGAAAATTGGGGTGTTTTATTGTGTCAATTATTAAATAAAAATAATATTGAACCAAAAAATAATGGAATAACTTCTGATCAAGCATTGATCTTATCTGAAGACTTCTATAAAAATGAAATTGAAAAACATAAAAAATCTATTTTACATAAAAAATTTGTTGATGATCTTTTATCTAGAATTGATAGAGGAGAACCAGCAAATATTCCTTTTAACTCGTCTAGTCCCGTTAAGATGTGATGGATTTAGTTAAAGCTTACAAAAATTTTATCAGTGAAGAAGAAAAAAATATTCTTAATACTTGGACCCTATCGAATTATAAAAAGAATTATTTTATAGATCCAAAAATGGATTCAAGAAAACTTGAAAATACAAAATTAACTACAAGATTTGCTAACCCTTTAGTTAATTATGGCAATCCTCTTTTAGATTCTTCTTCTCATGATCATATAAATTTTGTAGTTTCTTCTAATCCAAATTTTGTTTATCCTCAAGTTGCTTATGATATACAAAAAAGAATAGCATTGACGTTTGAATTTGAAGATTTTGGATTATCTCCAGTTGGTAAAGATGGAATTGTTAGTGAGATAAGTTTTGAAGGAGGAACTGTGCATCCACATGTTGATCCAGTTTGGTTTGACGGAACACAAACAGTTCATTTTAATTTCATAACACAAAAACCTTTGTCTGGGGGAATAACATATATTGAAAATCAACCATGGGAAGTTGAAGAAACTGATTTATTGTCATATATTGTATCAAAAGCTGAACATAAAGTTGATGAGATTATAGGTACTAAAGAAAGAATACTTTGGGTATTCAGTTTTATGTTGTCTGAAAAAGATACTGAGAGGATATTTTCGTGAAAAAAGTTTTTGTAAATGGAACGTTTGATCTCCTTCACAAAGGACATCTTGAACTTTTAAATTTTGCTAAGTCTTATGGTGATTACTTGATAGTTGCCATTGATACTGATGAACGAGTAAGAGAAAAAAAAGGGTTAACTAGACCAATATATAATCAAGACGATAGAAAATTTTTTTTAAATATGTTAAAACCTGTTAATCAGGTTGAGTTATTTTCTAGTGATGAAGAATTAGAAAAATTGATAAAAGGATTTAATCCTGATATAATGATTGTAGGATCTGATTGGAAAAATAAACCAGTAATTGGTTCTCAATATGCAAAAAGATTAATTTTTTTTGATAGAATAAGTGACTATGCAACCACAAAAACAATACACAGTATTATTAATAGGGGAAACCTGTGAGGATAGTTATATCTACGGAACAGTAGATAGAATAAGTCCAGAAGCTCCTATACCAATTTTAAATTATGAACGAACAGAAACTTCTTTAGGAATGTCTGCTAACGTTAAGAATAATCTTGAATCTTTTGGAGTATTTGTAAATCATATTACAAATAAAAAACTCATTAAGAAAAGAAGATTTGTTCATAGTGGATCTAATCAACAAATATTAAGAGTTGATGAAGATAATTTTGTTGATCCAATAAAACCATCTGAGGTTAGAAGTGCCTTTCTTCATTTAAATTATGATGCTGTAGTTATTTCTGATTATGATAAAGGATTTTTAACAACGCAAGATCTCAAAGTATTCTGTCAAAATTTTAAAGGTCCAGTATTCATTGACACTAAGAAAAGAGATTTGTTTACTGAACCGAACGTAATATTTAAAATAAATCAGAGAGAGTATAACAATCTTATTACAAAACCAGAACCACAGCATTTAATTGTTACAAAAGGATCGTCTGGAGTTGAGTATTGTAAATTATTATATCCAGTTGATAAAGTTAATGTGTTTGATGTTGTTGGTGCAGGAGACACCTTCCTTGCAGCATTCGTTTATGCATTTTTACAATATGAAAATTATGAGGCAAGATTAGATTCTTCTATTAGATTCGCTAATAAAGCAGCTGCGATATCTGTTCAACATTATGGATGTTATACTTTAACACAAGAAGATATTAGGAGTATTTAAAAATGTCTGTTTATTGGGGAGTAAATTTATCTCATGATGGATCCATTTGTCAGTTGAATGATGATGGAGAAATTGATTGGTTTGTTGAGGAAGAAAGATATGCGAGAGATAAACAACTTGAATTGCCGTTATCTCCTATTCCTTTTTTAGATTACAGTGAAGAGATGTATCCATTGCAAATATCAGGTCTTTATGAAATTTGGGATAAAAGAAAAATAGAGGAATCCGCCAGACAATTTTCTACTTTAGTTCAAAAATTTTTTAATAGACAAAACTGTAGTAGTAAAAAGAAAGTAACATATGATTTATTTTTAGAACATCATGTTTATCATGCGGCTTGTGGTTTTTACAATTCTGGATTCAAAGATGCTGCAGTATTAGTCGTTGATGGCATGGGAAATTATATTAACGATGATTATCATGAAGTTGAATCAATATATAAATTTCAATATCCAAATAAGTGCAAATGTTACCATGTTAATGTAACAAATTCATTTATGAAATCTGATAAACATCCCTTTGACAGGCAACCAATAGGTATTGGCATGATTTATAGTGCAATATCAGACTACCTTGGATTTGGATCTTTGGGATCAGGTAAGGTTATGGGTATGTCTGCGTATGGGAAAGAAGATAAAAATATAAAATCTTTTATTGTTGATGGTAAATTAGATTCCAGTCAATTCTATAGAACTAAATACGGAATTAATTTTATACCATATGATTATGTAAATTTTAAAGGTTTTTCAGTTGATAAAAACAATCCGAAGATACAAAATCTTTATAATCTTGCATATAGGATTCAAAAAGATTTTGAAGATTATATGAGTAATTTAATAATGTATACCCTTCAAATAACTGGAGCAAAAAATATTGTTTTGACTGGTGGATGTGCTTTAAATTGCGTTGCAAATTATAAGTACTTGGATATCTTACCAAAAGGTGTAAAATTATATGTAGAACCAATTTCTACTGATGCTGGTACTGCAATCGGTCTTGCTAAATTGCAGTACCATCAACAAACACAATCTATGGATCCAAAACCACTTAAAACTTTATATCTGGGATTAGAACAATGAAAACTTATTGCGTTGATATTGATGGTGTTATTGCTAAACCACTTGGTATATGTAAAACTTGTAAATATGAGTCATCTCTTCCCATAAAAAAGAATATTGAAAGGATAAACAAACTATATGACGAGGGAAATATAATAAAATATTTTACTGCGAGAGGTATGGGAACGTATCAAGACGATGGTAACCTTGCGTCTGCAAGATGGAAAGAACTTACTGAACTCCAATTAAGAATTTGGGGATGTAAATACCATCAATTGATTATGGGTAAACCATCTGCGGACTACTATATAGATGATAAAGCAATAAATTCAGATGACTTCTTTAAATAAATTTGTCCCTAAAGGATGGGGATATGAAAAGTGGATAGTCAATAACGAAAAGTATTGCGGTAAACTTTTATTCTTTGAAAGAAATAAAAGATGTTCTTGGCATTATCATAAAGTAAAAGAAGAAACTTTTTACTTGCATAGTGGTAAAATATATTTGTGGTATGGATGGGATGAAGATCTTGCAAAAGCTGAAATGAAAATAATGGAACCAGGTGATGCATTTCACGTTCCAATCGGATTAAAGCATCAGATGATTGCTTTGGAAGATTCTGAATTGTTTGAATTTTCTACAGAACATTTTGATGATGATAGTTATAGGTTGATACGAGGTGATTGATGATGTTGACGTTCAAAGATTTAATATATGAAAAGCAGGATGCAATAACAAAACAAGAATGTGCAGAATTTATAAAATGGTTTTGGAATAATACTGATTTGCATGTTCAAGGAAAAGTTTATGGTGGAGTAGATGCATCATCTTTAAGTAACACTGTAAATTTAGACAGAAAAAATACAACTCAAGCATATCCAAAACCAGAAGATCCTATTTCAGATACTATAACTAAAATTATTTTTTCTGGTTATGATGAATATGCCTCTAAATTACCAGTACCACAAGGACAACCATTATGCACTACTACATATTCGATACGAGTATATCGCAAGGGTGAAGGAAAGTTTTTAGAACACGTTGATCAATCTGCTGGTCCAAATGTCACGAGAATTTTTGGTGTAATTTTATATCTTAATACTGTGGATGATGGTGGAGAAACAGATTTCTTAGATTATAATTTAAAGATAAAACCAGAAGCTGGAAAATTACTTATATTCCCTTGTAATTATCTTTATCGCCATCAAGGAAATATTCCTATCTCAGATGACAAATATATTGTAACCGCTTTTATTAATTTTGCAGATGTATAATACTAATATTACTAAACCATTTGGACCATGTATTTTAGAATGTATGTGTCCTAAAAATATATTAAAAAATTTTAATTCTTTTGTTGATGATATGGATCAAGAAACAAAAGAATTGTGTTCTTCCAAATATAGTAAAGTTGATGGATTTCCTGATCTATTGGAACGTGGATTTGAAATTATATACTTGACCTCCAATCAGTGCGAAGAGATTGGATTTTCTAAATTTATTGCCGATGTTACGCCAGAATATCTTAAAACATTTGGAATTAATAGTGCTGAAATATTTTTTACTCCCGCACATTTTTCAGATGTATTTGTTGATGTTTGGGTTAATCGTTATTTCGTTGGAGATTATACGCCACCCCATGATCATAAGGGACATATATCTGGAATAACAATATTGGATCTTCCTAAAGATTCTGATTGGTATGATTTGCACAACTTAGAATTTATTTGGAATAATGAACATCATAGACCAGATCAAGAAGTTGGAAAGACTTTTTTGTTTCCCAGTACTCTTATGCATTGGGTTGTAAAACAAAAAAGTCTTTTAGAAAGAAGAACAGTAAGTTTTAATTTACTTGTAAATACTCCTCAACAGACTTAAATTTATAATTACCAATCCACTTCATATCTGCACATGTGTATGTTTGGTACTTACCTCGTAAATGCTCTGGGAAGGGAATGGTATTGATAGTACCGTTCTCTTTTTTTGCAACTAACTCTGCTACATGTTGAAATGATACTGGAGACCCTGTTCCAAGGTCATATATGCCACTCGGAGAGTTGTTATTAAGAACAATATCAATAACATCATCTACACATATAAAATCTCTCAAGAATCTATCGGAACCTTCAAAAAGATTTAAAGAACCAGTTTCCTTAATCTCTTTGGTAAATTTACTTACAGGACTTGCTTGATTTCCTTTATTTTCTTCTCCACTTCCATAAACATTAAAGTATCTAAATCCTTGAACGAGAGAAAATTTATCTATATTATCTAGAACAGTATAATCAACTTGCAATTTAGATATTGCGTATTGATTTAGTGGATTTATTGTACTCTTTTTTTGATGTATATTTTGGTTACCGTAAACGGATGCTGACGATGCGTATTTAATTGGGATTTCATATTGGACTGCAATATTCAAAAGAGCACATGAGAATGCAACGTTATAGTGCCAAAGCTTATGTAAATCCTTTTCTGTGGTTGATGATATTGCTCCTTGATGTAGTATCAAAGATACTTTTTCCCATTGATCAAATTCTCTTAATAGTCTCCAAGAATCTTCTTGACCTATTAATAAAATATCTTCTCCACTAGTAATCTTGTTTGCAAAATGACTTCCAATGAATCCAGATGAACCAGTAAGTATGATCATAATTTTCCTATTATCATAAATAATAACATAAAAAAGTCTAAAAGTATATCCATGGCGTTTGGATCTCTAGCATCATACCCAACTACAGATAATTTTGCTCATATACTTTATACATCACCTTCATCTAATTTTGTTGAAGGTAGAGTTTACGCTGTTAATATGGGATCTGTTCCAGTAAAAATTAGAATTGCAGTTCTGGGAACCGCTAATATAGATGACCTAGCAATATCTGATTACATTATATATAACCATTCGATTCAAATTGGTGATAGGTTTGTAACGGATAAAATATTTTTAAAGGATGGAGAATCTGTCGTAGTACGTGCAGATGTACCAGGTGTAAAATTTAGTTTCCGTGGGTCTGAGGTAGGATTAACAACATCTCTTTGTGGAATTATATCCGCGTTCAGTCCGTCAACAAGTCTAAAGATAGGAGCGGGGCAAACTGTATTTAATTTACCAGCATCAATGGTAGAAACAGATGCAAATCTTTATATTACAAACACTTCTCCAGATTATGTTGAAGTAAGTGTTGGCATTGGAACTACGATTGGCTCCAATCATTATCTGGTGTATAATCAAAGAGTAGAACCTGGTCACTTTTTCTGTCAAGACGATATTAAATTGGGCGCAGGAGAAATTATTTTTGCCAAGTCTACTTCAACAAATGTAAACATTGTAGCATTAGGAAAAACAACTCATAGATGATGAAATTTACAGTATATTCTAAGGACGGTTGTCCATATTGCAGCAAGATTGAACAACTACTTCAAGTTGCAGAACTTCAACATGTAATTTATAAATTGGGAAGAGATTTTACTCGTGAAGAGTTTTACTCTGAGTTTGGACCTGGGTCAACTTTCCCACAGGTTGTTCTAAATGATCAGCATTTGGGTGGTTGTACAGATACAGCACGTTATTTAAAAGAAAATAATATTATTGCTTAAGCAAGATCGAATAAGAAGTTATTAATATACTTTCTAGCAAATTCTTTATCATAATATGATTTAAGAATTCCATATGCGGGATCTGTATATGATAGGTGATGATCGTAACCTATTTGAAATATGTGGGATTGACCAGTCCCACATTTTTTTATGCAATCATTATACCGTTCTAAGTACAAATCTAGTTTGGTTAAATACTCTTCATAAAAATTTTTATCAGTATTTTTTAACCATAATTTTTTTGAAAAATATTTGTCTAAATCATATACCTTAGATACATTTTTTACTCTATCTGGTTGGTCGCTAAGGTATGGTAGAATATATTCATTCTCATATTCTTTATCCATTTTTAGTGGATGAAAATCTATAGTGCCAAAATATTTTTTATCTGAACACGCTACAAATTCTGTACCAAAAATTGGATTGAGATATTGGAAGTCTGGATATATAACAAGAGACTCTGCGATAAATTTATTTTTAATATTTAATTCACACAATCTAATTCTTCTTAACTTTTCTGTTCTCCATACATATGACTTTATTGTTGAGTTATCATCTTTAATTTCTTGATCTAACCAATGAGGCAGTTCTACATGAATTAGATTTGAATACTTATTAAATAATATATTCTTTACGCTCATTACGAAAGCACTATTATTCTGTATTTATTATGAAAGTTCTAACCATCTTATCTGGGCATGATGCCTCTGCAACTATTTTAAAAGATGGTGTAGTAGAACATTATTTTAAAGAAGAAAGGTACAGCAAGATAAAACATGCGTCTGGATATAAATTTATTCTTGATATAATAATGAATGGTCTTTTAGAAGACATTGATTATATTATTTTTTCTTCTACAGATAGTCAGGAGGTAAAGGATAAAACAGATCGTTTAATACATTCTATAAATCCAAAAATAAAATTTGTCGATCCAAAATATCAACACCATTTATTTCACTCTGCTGGAGCATTTTATAGCAGTGGATTTGATAAAGCATTAGTAATCTGTATAGATTCTGCTGGTGGTTATCCAGTAGATCCAGAGGTGTTTGAATCTGAGTCTGTGTATATTGCAGAATACCCCGCAAAATTTAAACCAATATACAAAAGATATTGGACAGCAAATCTAAAAAAAAGATTTGATAAGGTTGCAAATAATTGCAGACATGTTAGTAAACATGCAATAGATGAAATTAATATTGGAAATCTTTATAACAGTGCTGCTCTTGCAATAGGACAGACAGTGGATGATTGTGGGAAGGCGATGGGTTTATCTTCTTATGGAAATCCAATTGAACAATTAAAATTTTTTGGAGATAAAACATCTGCAGTAGATTCTATTAAAAAATATTTTAAAGAACAACAAAAGTTATTAGATTACATGATAGATTTTGACGATAATGCAAACTATTCTATGGAAATCACAAAAGATAACTATCAATTTTTTGCCAACTATTGTTACGAAGTGCAGAGACAATGCCAAGAGCAAGTTTGTGGATTAGTAAAACAATATATTAATGAAACTGGAATAAAATCTGTTTGTATAACTGGTGGTTACGCCATGAACATTATTACAAATTATGATCTATTAACTAAATTTCCAGATGTTGAGTTTTATTTTGATCCTATTTGTGATGATAGTGGATTGTCAATTGGATCTGCAATGTATACCTACCGCAGATTTTCTGAAGATACACAAATACTTCCTCTTAACAACACTTTTTTTCATGGACAGCAATATAAAGTTGATCAGATACCAGATGAATATGCTGATGAAAAACGGGTTGCAAGACTGTTATATGAGAATAAATCTGTTGCAGTATACAATGGGTTAGCAGAAGCGGGTCAGAGGGCATTAGGGAACCGTTCTATACTGTTTAATGCATTGAATCCAGATGCCAGAGAAATTGTGAATCAAATTAAAAAAAGAGAGTGGTATCGCCCATTTGCTGCTATAGTACTTGAGGAGGATGCTCACCTTTATTTTGACAATGTGATTCCAAATCTACATATGACAGTTTGTTTTCCTGTTAAGACAAATCTTATACCTGGAGTAACTCATGTTGACAATACATGTAGAATACAGACAGTAAGATCTGGTCATCTTTACTCTATTTTAAATGAGTTTAAAAACTTGACAGGGCATGGTATCCTATTAAATACCAGTTTTAATTTGGCAGGAGAACCTTTAGTCGAAACCCCACAGGATGCATTTAGGACTTTAAATTCTTCTTCTCTTGATTATCTTTGGTTTTATGAAACAAAAAAGTTGTTTAAATCTAATTTTTGATATATAATTTACAAATGGGAGCAACCGTTTTCATGGAAGAGGAGATTGTCACACTTCACTACGACGTAGAGAAGGCAGTAGACTTTGCCTTTCAGGGTAAGTTCATCTTGGACTTTTACCAATATCTTAAAACAAACAATGCTAAACGCCGTCATGCTGAAAATTTTATTGGAAGCACTACTGCTGAGAGTATCAATTGTATGATTTTAGAATTAGATGAATATCTAAAAGGTGGTCAGGACTCCGAACATAAACTTCTTCGTGAAGCGTATGGGCACATTCCTAAACCACAAGCAAGAAAAATAAAAGAATATCTTCATGGTATTCTTGAAGATGCCTGGAGATATAGTCATGACAAACGACCAGGAAGAAGGAAAAAGTCAAATAAATAAAACAGAATCCTCTGATATTAATCGTGGATTTGAGTTAATGTTGCGACATCGTAGCAGGAGGGAGAAAACGCCAGAACCTAAAACATTTGGTATAATGTTTGGGAAGGTAATCTCTCTCTTTAAACGAGAGATACACTTCCGATTTGAAATTTCACTTGATATCATTAAAAAACCATAACTCTCGGGAGAAGTCCAATGTTAGCAGTAACTCTCACATTCTCTGCCCTCTTTTCAATAATGTTTTTGTTTTTGGGTGGAGTAATCGGATGGATCGCAAAGCAACACTTCTATGAAGGAACTGCGATAGCTTATACGCATCCCGAAATGTTTGACGAAAATGGGAATGTTATTCCCGATGAAATATTAGCTGTACGATTTGAAAACGCAAATGACTACTACGAAGACGAAGAAGGAGACGAAGAGTGAAGCAGTTGAAGAACTGCAACCGAATCCTTTTCAATTTGAAATTTTAGATTTAGTTTCAAAACAAAGATCAAGTTCTAAAAAGGCAGAAGTCCTTCAGAAATATAGAAATGAAGGACTTGTTGCGTTATTGATTTGGAACTTTGATGATACTGCCATCTCTCTTTTGCCAACAGGAGATGTGCCTTATTCTAGAGTTGAAGAGCAGTCTGCATTTAATGATACCCTATCTGCATCTGTGGAAAAATTAAACAAGGTGCAAGGTCTCTCCAATGCTGATGAGTTTGTTCGTAACAGAGCAACTTCTATCCGTAAGGAATGGGAGAATTTTTACAACTACCTTCAAGGTGGTAATCCATCTTTAACTAGTCTTCGTAGAGAGACTATGTTCATTCAAATGCTTGAAGGTCTTCACCCTAGGGAAGCTGAAATCATGGTTCTTGTAAAGGATAAAAAACTTCAAGAGAGATATAAAATTACTAAAGATAATGTGTCTGAAGCATACCCTGATATTCAGTGGGGTGGTCGCTCTTGAATATTAAAATCCTTCAGCAAAATTGTGACCCAGAAGTAGCAAAAGATAGATCTCTTCCATACAATTCCTATCTGGTTCATTACGAAGTTGATGGGGAACTATGTTATGATCTTATTACTTCTAATAAAAAAGTAGATACCTTTGATTACTATTGGGACAAGTATAGAGAAGGTCTCAAATGGTTCAAACAATCTGAGGGAAGAACTAATCCTAAACTCTGGGGAGCAAGTCCAAAAGAAAATAAAAACAAAAAGTGAGGCAACATTATGTCCAGTGGATTTGGTGCTGAAAAAATTAAAGATGGCAAAGCAGTCGTAACAATTCATACTGATGAGGTTTCTAAACTTTTAAAGGAATATAAAAAACTTAAAAAGTATATGAAATCTTCTTTGTATAAAGTTAAAGTTATGGATGGCACAGAAGAGACTGTAAAGAATCTTTTGGAAGAATACGGCGATGATGAACTCACTTGACCTATTAAACTTCGACTGGGAAAAATATAAAAAAGATATAGATATCTGCGTCTCTAAAAAATACTTTTTAGATTATAACCCTTCAGTCATTGACGAAGGGTTTGATGCTTTTTATGTATCCAAAAAACATAAAATTTTATATATTCCAATATCTAAAAATGCTTCTACTTCCTTGAAGGATTCCTTGGACTTTGAACCAGTATATCAAGTACCAAATAGACATCGTGAGTTTGATTTACAAATACCAGAAGAATATAAAAGAGAATATAAAATATTGGTAATTGTCAGACATCCTAAAGAACGTTGGATATCTGGATTTAATCAATTTCTTAGTGACGTTGGAATATATTTGTCCACTTCAGATGCAAAGGATGTATTACTGGAACTGAAGAATAAAAAATTTATATTTGATGGACATACTCTACCTCAGTTAAGATTTATTGATTATTGTTTTCAACCTTCTGATATTAATTTTGATATTAATTTAATAAGAATGGATCATAACTTTGAGAGTAAGTTGGTTGATTTTATTGGTGAGGACTTTAAAATAAAAGAAAAAAATTTAATGGAAAAAGAACACTTAAAGATACAAAATCATGAGGTGTGCCACAAAATTTTTAATGATTATTGTATGCGACAACAACAGTTTATAAATGCATACAAAGAAGATTATAACCTTTATAAAAATTCTAAATAGAAAATACTTATTTTTTAACGATGGGAAAGCATTACTTATTGAATTTGTATGGATGTTCTTTTGTATTATTAGACGATCAAGAATATCTAATTAAGTTATTAGAATCCGCTGCTTCTTTAAGTGGAGCAACAGTAGTTAATACAATATTCAAAAAGTTTGATCCACAAGGAGTAACGGTTTTAACTTTACTTTCAGAGAGTCATATTAGTATTCATACTTGGCCTGAGAAGGGAGAAGCTGCAGTAGATTTATTTACTTGTGGAGATTGCAATCCTAAGTTGGGTTGTGATATGATTATACAACAATTATATGCATCAAATCATACACTTAGTTACATTGAAAGATGATCCACAGATTTTTTGATATTATTGATCCAGTTTTAGTTGGATCAATAATGGGGACTCTTTTATTATTCCCCTTTGCTTTTTTTATTTACGACTCAGCAAAAAATCCAGACAAATATAATCATAAGTAGTTGACAAATACTGACTTTTATTTTAAAATACAAAACATATAATGTTATGGTTATGGATTACAAACCTTATTCTCCTGAGTGGCATCGCAAACGCTATCTAAAAGAAGCGTTGGACAAGTATTTGGATGAATACATTGATAATAAAACAATCCTTGGAGATATCACTGATATTCTATCTGAACGTTCTGAACGAGCTTATGAAGAATTCAGTAGGATTAATGATTTGGAAGCAATGATTAATACTAAATAACCCTATACGGAGATTGCATATGCTCTCTACACAATATCGCCTACGCTTGGAAGGTATCTGCAGCAAGATTGCCAGGCATGAAGAGGTGAGTTTGGAGGATATGATTTGGGCAGAGAAACTTGCTAATGCAAATAGATCTGCCGCTACTATGCTTCGTCAAGCAAGAAGGACTGCAGAAAATCCTGACATGCAAGAAGGAGATATGGATGATTTTTTAAACCAACTTGATATTGGTGGCACTGGTCATGAACGTTTTGGTAAACGTGGATTTGATAGTGTTGATGATATGGTTGATTGGTGGACTGAGGGAAGAGACAAACCAGAAGACTGGAGGCAACGGGACTGATGAGTGAAGTAACATTTAAAAAACATAGAGTATTCCGAGAGACAGAAGCAGTTGTCTTTTACGATATCTCTGTGGATGGATCTAATGCACAAGACCTTGTATGTCACACTGGTGCCGCAATCTCACCACCAGATGATATTGTAGGGGCAAAACAATTTTATATTCACTATCACCAGATAGATCACAATCGTGTGCTGTCTGGACTTCGCACATTTGAGTTGGTGAATCCTGAATGGAGATACCCATATCACATCGTTCATCTTAATCGTTCTTCTGGTGCTCTAGTGATTCCTAAGATGACCTTTCATCGTTCATATTCTGGTGCCGATGGTTCTATTGTCATCAACCAGGCAATTCGTGATGAAGAGTTTGATCCTGAGACAGAGTTTGTCCCCGTATCAGCAGCAAAAAATACTGAACTGTATCATATTCTTGCTCATGAGAAGCCAGTAATCCATACTTTGGGTGAGTGAAGAAAAGTAAAACTGTATCAGGAAATACACACAAAGCTTGCTATATAAAGTAACTAGGGGTATAATAATCCCCTAACGTTCATCCTATGACTAAGGCACTTTTGCTCTTGGCATGGGTTCCACTTCTTTCTATTTCTACGCCTCAACTTGCTAAATCTAATCAGGTGACAATAAGTTGCGACGCAGCGTGGGAACTAATGGACATCGTTAAAAACGACGATGTAGTAGACCAAAGAAGAGAAGACCGATTGCTATCAGAACTCCGAAAGGATGTTGTGAAACTTAAGTGCTAAACAATTAAATAGGACGGAAGTAAGCCGACTCGGAACGGATCGTTCATCTATGGAGACACTCATTCTTACATGTTTACAAGCACAATTAATTGCTGGGAGAGTTCATCAACAGAACATTCCCAAACAAGCAAAGAATGATTTAATTTGGGAGATCAAACAGATCTCTCCAAAAGAGTGTAAAATAGACGCAAAAGCCGACTGAAGGAACGCTCTTTAACCTCAAAAACTAAGGAGAAAACCTAATGTCACAAGTCACTTATAGAGGGTGTAAGTACAACACCGAAGATGCAAAAAGAGAGTATGTCTCTTGGTATAACCAAACTCATGCTCCTGCTCATCCACATAATACATATCGTGGAGTAGCATATCGTCCTTGTAATAATAACAAGGAGGTATCACAATGAATACTTACTTCGTTCGCTATCTCAAACTCAAAGCAAAGAAGGAAAAACTCCTTCACAATGCACAACTGAATATGGCAAAGCAACCACAAGTTGCTTAATGTAAAGGAGGGGTTGATCCCCTCCTTTTTTTATAGTATAATTTAAAAGAGTTCTTCATCTAAAATGGAAAGGGATAAATTAAAAGCATTGGTCCGTGATCTTAAAAGAATTGTTGAAGAAATAGAATCAGAGGTATTTTCAGATACTGATAGTTATATTTCTGAATATAATTATGGTATTACTGATTATGATGAAGTATTTGAGGATGATGATGGATACTGCGATTAATATTTACCATAGGTATTTGAATCTCCCATTCACTATTGGACCACTGGACATATTTAAGCATTGTGATAATCAGATAAAACATTTTTACATTAATGATTATCCATTTTATCCAATGGAAGAATTATTCAGTGATTTGGGATTAATACTGCATCTTAAGGAAGTTTTTTATACACCACCATTCTCTAAAATTCCGATTCATACTGATCATGGGCACTATACAAACCATGCCAAAATCAATATGACTTGGGGACCAGATGAAGGTGTGATACAATGGTGGAAGAGTGATAAAGTTAAAAGGATGCAATTGAACGGGCATCAAGATAACACGAGCGAATATCACGATAATCTGTGGGCAGAAGAAGAAGATTGTGAACTTCTTTATGAAGCAAATACCAATCGTCCAAGTCTAGTTAATGTTGGTATTCTTCACGGCACAAACAATCCCACACCGCATGGTAGATGGACGTTATGCTTTGTCCCAGTCAACCAAGCAGGTCAATTTATTCACTGGGATTCCGCATTGGAAATTTTTAAAAATTATTTGGAGAGTTAAATGTCTAATATTGTTAAACTGATTGCTGTTACTCAAGGTGCAGGAGAACTTTCTGGAAAGTCTGCACAGGAAGTAATTACATACAATGCTCGTGTAAGCAATCCAAGTAATCAACTTAAATTTGATACTGCTGCTGGACTTCTTCGGTATTGTATTAAGGAAAACCATTGGTCTATCTTTGAGCAAGCAGATATGACACTTGAAATTAATACCACTAGAGGTATCGCAGCCCAAGTGCTTCGTCATAGGTCGTTTACATTTCAAGAATTTTCACAACGTTACGCAGATACAAAATTACTTACTGATCTTCCTGAGGTTCCTGAACTTCGCAGGCAAGATGAAAAGAATCGTCAGAACTCAACCAATGATCTGGATGAGCATGTGCGTGAAAAGTTTGAGGGAATGATTGAGCAGCACTTTGAAGAGGCGCAACGTCTCTATGATAAGATGCTTGATCATGGAGTTGCAAAGGAATGTGCAAGGTTTGTGCTCCCACTCGCAACACCAACAAGAATTTACATGAAGGGCTCTGTAAGGTCATGGATCCATTATATTGACCTTCGTTCTGCTCATGGCACCCAGAAGGAGCACATGAACATTGCAGAAGCAGCACGTTGCGTCTTTATCTGTCAGTTCCCTGATATTGCTAAGGCACTTGGTTGGGAACCAGAAAATTGTCCAGAGTGTAATGATGCTCCTTCTATTATCATTGAATAAATAAATTATCCTTCGGTATTAAATATGGCAATTTATCCCATTATTCATAAAGAAACAGGTGAGAAGAAGGTTATTGAGATGAGCGTTCATGATATCCAACAATGGTATGTGGATAATCCTGAATGGCAGAGAGATTGGTCCGAAGGGTGTGCTTCCGCCGCTGAAGTAGGTGAGTGGAAGGACAAACTTATCAAATCTAAACCAGGATGGAATGAAGTTCTGGAAAGAGCATCAAAAGCACCAAAATCCAACGTTAAGAAGATTTAACTTATGCCAAGTAGAAAAAGAAGAACCGATTTGCAACCAATTGGTGTTGGCATGACTGCCAAACAAATGAAGAGAAGAAAACCTGTAAACATAGACTTTTTACTTGATATCGAACCTCTAAATGATAATCAAGCTAGATTATTTGAATCCTTTGATCAAGATAAAAACATCGTTGCTTATGGTGCGGCAGGAACAGGTAAAACTTTTATCACTCTTTATAATGCTTTAAAGGATGTTTTATCTGAGAATACACCTTATGAAAAGATTTACATTGTAAGGTCTTTAGTTGCTACTAGAGAAATCGGATTCCTTCCTGGCACACACGAAGATAAAGCAGATATCTATCAGATTCCATACAAGAACATGGTTAAATACATGTTCCAAATGGCAACAGATGCTGACTTTGAAATGCTGTATGGAAATTTAAAGACACAAGGCACAGTTAGTTTTTGGTCAACTTCTTTCTTGAGAGGAACAACTCTTGATAAATCTATTATCATTGTTGATGAATTCCAAAACTTGAATTTTCATGAACTTGATAGTATAATCACAAGATCGGGTGAGAATACCAAGATTTGTTTCTGTGGTGATGCAACTCAATCAGACTTGCAAAAAACTAATGAAAGAAATGGTATCATCGATTTTATGAAAATTCTTAGAGTTATGCCTTCGTTTGATATTATTGAGTTTGGTCTTGATGATATTGTTCGTTCGGGTCTCTGTAAAGAATACTTAATTGCAAAACATGAATTAGGATTTTGATGTTTAATCACATTGATTTGAATCTTCCCAAGTTAAATCGGGAAACTATAGATGGTGTTCGTTATTATCAAGTACCAGACGATGGAGAACTACTTAAGTTAGTTTCTATTACTTCGGTAACTAGTCATAAAAATCGCCAGTTCTTTGCGAACTGGCGTAAAAAAGTTGGCGAGGCAGAGGCAGATAAAATTACACGACAAGCAACAAGTCGTGGAACTGACATGCATAGTCTAGTAGAAAATTATCTTTACAATATTCCAGAACTTCCTAAAGTTCAACCATTGTCAGAATTCTTATTTAAAATTGCTCAAGCAGATTTAAAAAGAATAAATAATATTTACGCTCTTGAAGGTTCTATGTACAGCAAGGTTCTGGGAATCGCTGGGACCGTAGACTGTATTGCTGAGTTTGATGGAGAACTTGCAATTATTGATTTCAAGACATCAAAAAAACCTAAACCTGTAGAGTGGATCGAACATTATTTTGTACAATGTATGGCATATGGATGTATGCTGTATGAACTTACTGGATTACAAGTAAAAAAACTTGTCATTATTATGGCATGTGAAAATGGAGAATGTGTTGTTTATGAAGAATACGACAAGTCAAAATACATCAAGTTACTCATGGAGTACACTAGAGAGTTTCTTAAATACAAATTGGAAAGCTATGCCAGTTAAACTAGAAGACGAGTTTGAAAAGGTATTAGAAAAAAAGTTTTTTTGTCCAACCAAATTTGCTCAAGAGATTGAAGTTCTGGTTAAAAATAATAAGGACATGAATTATATTGATGCGATCATTCATTTTTGTGATAAAAATAGTATTGATCTGGAGTCAGTTCCTAAACTTATATCTAAACCATTAAAAGAAAAGATAAAGTACGATGCGATGGAGTTGAACTTCCTTAAGAGAACTTCCAGAGCAAAATTGGTTTTTTAATTAAGAAAAAGTCGGAAAATTTATCGCGGGGAAAAATCCAAAAAACCCCTTTTGTAAAAATGACTCCTTTTGATGTATATAAAACTTACTTATCTTTGAAAAATCATTTTACAAAAGATAATTACGATTACCACAAATATTGTGGTAAAACTCGTGCGTCTTTGCAGTCCTTTTACAAAAGGAAGGATAGATATTGGTTTGAAAAACTAAGTAGACAAAAAAACGATCAGGAGATCGTAGATTATTTTGTTTCCAACTTTATTGTGTCTGGGGATGCAGACTCACTCTGGATTGGTGAAATGATTAGATCTGGAGAATCTGTGTATAATGATTGGAAACGGAAAAAGGAGTCTCTAACATATCTGTTTAAGGAAGAGACAGAATCTCTTTTTGGAGAATATGAATTAGATGCTGTTTTTGACTGTTCTAAAGGACATCCGCCATTATTAAAAAAATACTTGATTGGTAAAATTAGTTTAGAGACTCTTGTAATTTATGATCGAATATTTTTGTTTGGTAAACAATTTGATAAAAAATTGGATGATCCAGTTTGGCAGTTGGTATCAAAAAATATTAAAAAGTACAGTTCTTTCCTAAATATTGATATATTTAAGTTTAGAAAAATTTTAAAGGAGTGTGTATTATGAGTTTTTTTGATTCTGAAGTCGTTCGCTCTGAAATAGCACATATTAATGAACTTCAGGAAGAACTCTATAATAGCATGTTCAAGTTTTTTAAGATGGACCGACAAGGAAAACTTGACCACGTAAATTTACTCCAAAATTTGCTAGAAAAGCAAAAAGTTTTATACACAAGATTGTCTCTGTCTGACGATCCAGAGGCAAAAAAGATGAAAGAGAATATATCTAAGTCTGCCATGATGATGGGTCTTCCAGAAGGCATGGACATGAACATCATTTTTTCAAATATGGAAAAGTTGATCCAGCAAATGAAAGATCAGGTCAATAAAACAGAAGGTTGACATACAAGGGGACTTGCACTATATTGGTAAGTGTCCACCGCAAGTCCCCTTAAGGACACACACAAGCCGAATCTCACAAAATACGAGGTAATCTAATGTCTTTCGCAGATCTTAAGAAGCAATCTTCTCTTGGTTCTCTTACTCAAAAACTGGTAAAAGAAGTTGAGAAGATGAATAACGGATCTAACGGCGCTGATGAGCGTCTTTGGAAACCAGAAATGGATAAAACTGGCAATGGTTATGCAGTTATCCGATTTCTCCCTGCTCCCGAGGGTGAAGATCTTCCTTGGGTAAAAATGTACTCACACGGATTCCAAGGTCCTGGTGGTTGGTATATTGAAAATTCTTTGACCACTATTGGACAAAAAGATCCAGTATCTGAATACAATCGCGGTCTTTGGAACAGTGGTAATGAAAAGGACAAAGAAACTGTTCGCAAGCAAAAACGTAAACTGTCTTACTACAGCAATATCTACGTTGTAAAAGACCCTGCCAATCCTGCTAATGAGGGTAAAGTATTCCTCTTTAAGTATGGTGCTAAAATCTTTGATAAGGTGATGGCAGCAATGCAACCAGAATTTGAAGATGAGGAACCAATTAATCCCTTTGACTTCTGGCAAGGTGCTAATTTCAAACTGAAACTTCGTAAAGTTGATGGTTATTGGAATTACGATAAGTCTGAGTTTGATCGTCAAGCACCCCTTCTTGAAGATGATGATGCTCTTGAAGGAATTTGGAAAAAGCAATATTCTCTTCAAAGTCTTGTTGCTCCTTCTGAGTTTAAAACTTTTGAAGAACTTCAAAAACGTCTTGATTATGTTCTTGGTAAGAAAGGAACTCCTCGTCTCCAAAATATGGACGAAGAACTCCAAAGTGAAGATGAAGGTCGTGGATCATTCACTCCTAGTTTTGGATCTCGTACTGAGAAATCAGAACTTCCAGAAGAACTTAGTGCTCAACTAAATTCTCTTGGTTCTTCTAAATCAACTGCAGATGAAGAAGAAGAGGATGATGATGCTCTGAGTTATTTTCAGCGTCTCGCAGAGAGCTGATTATTCATACAATCTAGGATTGTCTCCTTTTTTCAGGGTGTTGGACACATACTGTTCAGCACCCTCTTTGTATGTCATGATATTTTCAATATCATCTAAAACAATTCCTAAAAATTGTGGTTTTAGAATGTAGATATTTCTTTTTTTGTTTTCCTCTATCTCTTCATATTCATAGTTTGATACGGGAACGCAAGATTCTAAACCACTAATTTCTTCTATTTGTGAAGATCGTGAATCAAAATAAACTGTACCATAAGTTAATCTCTTTCTCCAGTTAAATCCGTCAAATTTCCATTCCTGTCCTGCTCTTTCAAAAACCTCATTTACTTGTGGAGTATAAAGTGGACCTGGTTTGCTGAATATTAGATCTGGTGGTGTATTATATCCTCTTCCTGGATTGGTTAATGTGATTTCTATTACACCACCATTTTCAGTTTTTAATGAAGCTGTTGCTGTAATTGGAGGCAGTGGATTTTCAATTACTGCTGTTGGCGCAGTTCTATAGTTGTAACCTCTGTCAACTACTATGACCTCATCTACTTGTCCATTTTTAATGATTACATATCCAGTTGCAGTTCTGTGTGGAATTGGTGGAGCAATATAAATGTTTGGTGGATCACCTTGCAAGTAACCAGCACCACCCTTTGTAACTGTTATGGATACTATTTTTTCTGAAGTAGTTGTTCCAACACCAACTGTTGCCGTTGCTGTTGCTGTAATATCTGTAGTATATTTGTAAAGTTTTCTATTATTAGTTCCACCAACAATGAATAGTGTTTCTGATGGATTTGCATATGCTTCTAGTGGGAAGGGATCACCACTGTCTGTTTGAATATTACGAGTTCCTATGAGAGTAAATGTGTCTAGATCCCAATTTGACCCAAGTTCTAATACGTGCATTGATCTGGTGATAGATCCAGAAACATATAGTTTTGATCCATCATCCTTAAATGCAAAACCATTAATTAATGATTCTCCACCGATTAATGTTTGAATATTGATTTGTTGTACTGGTAGTGGATAGATCGTTGTAACATCCCAATCCACAAACATTGAATATTTTTTGATTGTATCTGGATCTTGTGTATCTATAATGAATAAGTGAGTTCCATCGTCTTGTAGTCTGACTCCAGACGATGTGGGCATACTGATTGCTCCAGCAACAGTTGCTGTGCTTATATCCCAGTCAGTAGACAAGTCATATTGTGCAATTTTAAAACCAGAGTTTGTTAAACCACATAAGTACATTCTCGATCCATCTGGTTTAAATTCTATACCAGTAATATAAAGGAAGGATGCCCCACCAAAATTCATTGTTCTATCTGCAATTTTTGTTCCACTTGTAATGTCATATGCAGATGATAATTCGTAATGTTCAATTACTCCACTGGTGTATGCACTTGCTCCATGGCAAGTGTAAACTCTAACACCAAGAGCATCCATAAAATATCCTTCAAATCCAGATTCAACTACAAAATTGGAGTCTGTAACAAATTGTGCGCTACTAATTACATCTGGGGGAGGATCAATTACAATTGTTGGTGTAAACGTATAACCGTCTCCTGGATTTGTAATTACAATTGAAGTTATAGATCCACCTGCACTGACAACTGGTACTAATGTTGGTGGGAATGTTGGCGGTGGATCACTAAATGTAATTGTTGGTTGGAATGTGTAACCTGTACCATTATCGATAATAGTAATTAAACCTACTTCCCTATCATCTGGAGGTACGTTTAATGCAACATCAACAACACCTTTTCTTGGATTTGGTGGTGGAGTAATTGTTACTGATGCAATTCCAGTGTATCCTGTTCCTGGATTTGTAATTACTACAGAGGTAACCTCACCACTATTTGAATTAACTGTTGCAGATCCTACGGCAAAGTCTCCAGGAATAACTGTTGGAAGTTGTACGTTTGGATCCAATTCAACTTCATATTCTGGTGCTTTATAAAATCCTTCATTAACTCTTTTTCCACCCTCAACTATAATATAATCTTCTTTGGTTCTGACTTCTTTTGTCTCATAATGATGAATTCCCGAGTATAATTCTTCGTAACTTCCATACTTTTGAAGTAAATGTTCATTGAATGCATACTGTGTTTTTGGCCATTCATCATAAACATTATTAATGTTATTTGCTAGTAAAACTAACCAATCTAGTGTTGGGTCATTATAAATTTTATCTGCTACTTGATCTGGTCTTTCATCTCCAAGAACAGTATACTTTTCAAAAAAAGATACGTTTTGGAAGATATCTTCTCTAATTTTTGCTCTTTTAAAAAGATTTTTTACAATAGTGTAATCTGATATGGAATTTTTATCCAATTCTCTTGATACATATTCAAAATTAGGAACTTTTTTAAAATATTCTTGTGTCATCTTTAGTAACCGATTGAGTGGTTTGAAGTATCATAATCTGAAGAGTAAATTGGTTCTAATTCCATGAATTGTAAATTGATTGTATATGAAAGCATGGCAGCATCTTCAAATGATACATAACTTCCATCTGGAGTATAATCAACGGTGCAAGATTGAAGAGCACAATCTTTTATTAAGTTTATACCACCATGATTTTCTTTATCGTTATGATAATATGTAATACCAAAGACATTGGGTGCTTTTAAATACAGTTCTGAAGATGTTGTTGCAGCTGCCATATTTCTTTTAAAAAAGTTGATGATTTTTTTTACCATTTCACCTTCAGGTTTTGATCTGGGAGTAAGTTTAAATTGAAAATTAAATGCTCTTAACTGTGGTCCTTGGAATAAAAGCTCTGTATTTGGATTAAATACTGCACCACCTAATTTAGGTAAAACTTGAACACCAACTGCTTGTTCTGTAAAATAAGCAATAATTGCTTTTTGAACATCGTCAGAATATCCTTGACCCGTATTAACCGCAGCACTAACCGCATTTTTTATTCCTTCAAGTCCTTTATCTATTCCTGAGATTGCTATAGAGGAACCAACAACTTGTGCTGGATTAAAAGTTTCTTCATTCCATCCAACAGTATTTGTATCTGTGATTCCAGTTTGAAATGGTAAAATAACAGTTTCCGTTGTAGATTGATTTTGTCTATCTCTTGTAGTTACTGCATTTTGACCTGTCCCGATTGTACTAGAAAATCCAAAAGTACTATTGTTAAATGTTTTGTTACCATATTTTTTAGCAGAAAATTTTATATAATCCATTCCCTGTGTCCATTTTACTGGATATCTTAATCCACCACTAATGGTGCCATCAGGATTTTTTCTCTCCTTATTTGATTCTGGAATTGTGGCTCTATTATCAGTTATGTCAGTGAGCACTCCACCAATATCATTGGTTATTGATTGACCCAGTTGAGTGGCGCTGGCACCCCGATTGGTGGTATCAGGATTATCTCCATCACCGCCACTCTGCTGTTGCTGCTGTTGGCCCTGTCCACCTGGTCCGCTGCTAGGTGGAGTTCCGATTGGACGATTTGATCCGATTCCATTATTTGCAGTAAACCTGGTCCCTATAACAGACCTTGCGGCAGCAATTTGTGGATCATTTAACGATTGTCCTGTACGACCAATACTGTCCTGATTAATGGTATAATCTACTGATCGATTAAAATTTTGTGCAGTAGTTCCGTTATTGTTTATTGAATTAACTAATGTTGAACTTCCTAAAGTTTCTGCATATCGTGTTGAATGCCACCTGTTATCTCTTCCATACACAGCGATTGTGTTATTCATATCTAGATCTTCTGCTTGACGAAGAGCATTATATGTTTGCCTAATAATCCGAGTTTCTCCAGTTCTAGGAACAAAAACAGATCTATACTGTATATCGTTTGTATTTGGCAAAGATTGTACTGGAGATATTAATATTTCAGTACCATCTGAACCATTTCTATTGTTATTAATGGTTCCTGCTGTTGTGCGGAGTATAGTCATTTTATGGTCCTTTGAAGTCCTGATCGTTTTGACCGTATCCCTTATATATTCTTGACCCCCTCAACATATTTCTAAAGGATTTGTTATTTTGTTTCCAAATATCTTCCAAAATTAAATCATTCTCTTGACCATCTTTAATAGATACAAATCCTTCTAATGGTAGGTTAGCAACAGTAGTCCACTCACTAAAAGCAATATCTAAAAGTAGACCGTCGATTCGGCTTATTATATATTTAGATATCGAATTCCAAGGAAGTGTTAATTTTCCTTGCTGTAAATTTTCAATTACAAATTTTCTTTTAATTGGATGAATATAATGTAAATTACAACCCATAAAAGATCTTCCATCAAAAGAAATGACGTATACAAGTGGGAAAGGATCAAATATTTTTACATCTTTTTTAAATGGGGGATTGTATTCAAACATATAAATATGTCCTTGCCTTGGAACTCTTCTTAGTAAGTTCTCGTCCTGCTCTTCTTCATCTTCAGCATTATCTGCTCTCTCATCCAAAATCATTTTTTTGGGATTTGATAGATATTTTCTAGTTAATCTTCTAAATGCTCTTCTATAGAAAAAGGGAGACCTTCCTTTTTCTATATCAACCTCTTCTTTTAATTCTTCAAAAAGAGTTTTTTTTGCCATTTATTTGATTCCTAATTCGTCTTCTGTGATTATCTTGAATTCTAATAATCTATCTTTACACCATTCTTCTGCAGCTCTCCATTTTGCTTTATTTACTTCATATGTTTTTGCTTCGTAAATAAAATTTTTGGTCACTCTTGATTTTCTTTGAGGTGGCATTGTTTGCCGTTTAGGTTTTACCTCAACCACATAAGTTTTTATTCTTCCAGTAGATTCTTTTACCTTTATAATAAAATCTGGATAATATCGATGCACTTTTTTATCTATTGGAGATATGTATGGTATAAAAAATTCTTCACTTGCCCACTCTAAAATATTTTCATTTAAATCACACCAAGAACAAAATTTTCTCTCCCAACTACTTCTACACACAATATTGTTAGGATTTCCTTTGTATTTTTGTGGATACGATGGTTTGTACCGACTTTTAATACTTTCGTTCATTAAATTGGATACATATATTATATAAGGTTAAAAGTATTTAGATGGCAACCCCACCAAATCAATATGCTGTCAGTATGAATACCTTGAAAAGTAGGATTCTTAATCCTTCTTTAACTTCTCATTATTCTGTTGTAATAGATCCTCCATCTACTGCACCGAACAATGGAACAACAATAACTGCTTTATATAAAGAAAAATATCCAGATCTTCCCCAATATGATAAAGGATTGATGGAATTGACATGCACAGAAGCATCTCTTCCAGGGTCTAATATGGGTACAATTGAGACCATGGACTATACTGGAGTTACTGAAAAACATGCATATCGAAGAATATTTGACGACACCATAGATTTTACTTTTATTGTAACCCAAGACTCTAATTATCACCAAATTAGATTTTTTGATTTATGGATGTCTTACATATTAAGAGAAGGTGAAATCAGAGGACTCACTGATTTGAATAAAAATATTTACTATAGGGCAAGATATGCAGAAGATTATCAAGGAACCATAGCTATTTCTAAATTTGAAAAAAATATGGGGTATAATAATACCTCACCAGTTCCAATTTTAACTTATAGATTTATTGGTGCATATCCAAAACAAATAAATTCTATACCGATTTCATATGAAGCATCGGAATTGTTAAAAGTTACAGTATCTTTTACGTATACTCGTTATTTTGTAGATAGACAATTAATTAAGATTGGAGGAAGCAATTCTCCTGTACCTAGTCCACAAGCTCCAGCGAATCCTGCAGCGGCGCTACAAAATCCACAAGCACCATCAACACAATCCTGGAGGTATAGTCAGGCAGAACTTGAAGCATTTAGAGGAGCAGCTGCTTTATCATCAATCGCATCATCGCGTAATGCTGATAGATTGTTATCTGGTCAATCTGGATCATCAGCTGCAAATAGAATAGTTGATCAGAGTTACAATAGAGTTCTTTATGGATCTCCCACCCCACCTTAATAAATAATCACACTGAAACTTATATCAGAATATCATGCCTTTACCTAAAATATCTACACCAACATATGAACTTGAATTGCCATCATCTGGAGAAACAATTCAATACCGACCATTTTTAGTAAGAGAAGAAAAACTTCTTGTCCTTGCACTAGAAAGTGAAGATACAAAACAAATTACTACTGCAATTAAAACAGTAATTAAAAGTTGCATTTTGACTAAAGGTGTAAAAGTAGAAACACTACCAACTTTTGATATTGAATATTTGTTTTTAAACATTAGGGGAAAATCAGTTGGTGAAGAATTGGAAGTCAATGTTGTTTGTCCAGACGATGAACAAACATTAGTTCCAATTACAATTAGTATTGATGATATTAGTGTTAAAAAAAGCGAAGATCATGTAAAACAAATTAAAGTTGATGATAGTATTATGATGGAAATGAAATATCCATCATTAGACCAATTTATTAAGAACAACTTTGATTTTGCTTCTGGTGGAACTGTTGAACAGTCTTTTGATTTGGTTGCTAGTTGCATTGACCAGATTTATACTGAAGAAGAATCTTGGGCAACATCAGATCTTCCTAAAAAAGAAGTAGTTGAATTTTTAGATCAGATGAATTCTTCTCAATTTAAGCAGATTGAAAAGTTTTTTGAGACTATGCCAAAACTATCTCATGAAGTTAAAGTTAAGAATCCAAATACTGGAGTTGAGAGCACTGTAGTTCTGGAGGGACTATCAAGTTTTTTCGCATAGCCCTCTCGCACATGGATTTAGAGAATTATTATAAATTAAATTTTGCGTTAATGCAGTACCATAAATATTCATTAACTGAAATTGAAAATCTAATTCCATGGGAGCGAGACATTTACGTTGCTCTATTGAAGGCTCATTTAGAAGAAGAGAAATTAAAGCAACAACAAAATGGCGGATAACCCAAAGCATGTAGAAAAATTTATATCTTATTCTTCTGTTCAGGCAAAACGTGGACTTTGGAGGTCCATTCTTGCTGATCGAATTGAGTATGCTAAGCATTTAATTGCTAATAATTACAAGGTTGATCCAGATAGAGTAGTAAGTATATTTTTGTCTGCTTGGGATAAATCAACAAAAGATTATCCGTCTCCAAAATATGCTAGACCACAAAACTCAACAGAGTGGTTATCTTTTAATGAGTATATTTTATATCTTTGGAAGTATTATGTAGAAGACACTCAAGCAAGAAAAAAACCACCAAAAGAACCAGATCAAGGCACTACTGAAGATAAAAGTTCTAATAATCAGACACCTCCGCCAGGAAAGGAAAGATTATATGATGGTGTAGGAGAAGGTGATCTTGTTGATGAAGATGTTGATGAACGTATATTAAAATTATTGGGTATTGATGATGTATTCGATATTGATTATGCAACATATCTGTCTCTGTTAAGAGAAAGAATGGCTGCTGCCAGAATGTCTGGTAGTAATATACCATCAGAAGAGGCAGAATTATTAACAAATGAATGGAAAAGGGTAAAGGGTAAAGTTGGAAGATTTAGAATCAGGAAAAAGAATGTAAACACTGAAGGATTCGGTGGTGGAGGACCTTTAGCAATAAGAACTGGATCATTTTTTGTTGCACAAAAAGTAGCATTTCCAGAAAAGACAGAACAAGATACTAAATTAGTTGGTCTTGCTGCAATCGCAGAAGATATTGCAGCAATTAGAAAATCTGTTGTGTCAATTGTAGATCTAATGACTCAACAATTTTCAACGCTCCGAAAACAAATGGAGCAAGATAGGAGAAGGAGAGAAGGTAAACAACGCGCAGATAAAGAAAATTTATTAGAAAAGAGTGGAAAGGCAGCATTAGCATTAGCTAAAAAAATGCTGTCTCCTGTTCAAAGTTTACTTGATAGAATTATACAGTTTTTAACTACGGTTTTTCTTGGGCATCTTGTATTAAAACTTTGGAGATGGTTGGCAAATCCAGAGAACAAGGCAAAACTGGATACAATTTTAAGGTTTATAAAAGATTGGTGGCCTGCTTTACTTGCTGCTTTTGTTTTATTTGGCACTTCTGCTGGAAGTTTAATTAGAACTGTTATTGGAACACTAACTAAACTGACTATAACTATGGCAAGAAAGGGCATTCCAATGCTCTTAAACTTCTTGCGTAAAAATCCTTATGTTGCTGGTGCATTAGCAGTCACTGGATTAGCGATTGCTGCAAATGAAATTACTGGACAAAAACAAGCAGCTCCACTCCAAGCAGATCAAAAAGCAAAAGCGCAAAGAGGGGAAGGTGTTTATTTAAGAGGAACAGATACTGGAATAGATAAAAGTCCAAGTGTTGGTGATTTGGGTCCAGTTACTCCAACTGGAATGATTCAGGGCGCAAGTGGTGGTGGAAAGATTCTTAATCTTAAACCACAACCAACAAAACCCGAACCGATGCAATTGGATGCGTTTACGGGTGGGGCACAAATAACAGAGGAGTCTGGAGTTCCAATCACTGGTGCAGGTAAAGATACGCAGTTAGTTGCTGCAAGACCAGGTGAAATTATCATATCAAAAGAAGCAGTAGACAAGCATGGAGCTAACTTCTTTTTAAGACTTAACAAGTCTGGTGGAGGAACCAACATTCCTAGAATGGTTAATAATGTTCAACTTGCATCTGGTGGTGGATTGGTCGGTGGTTTTATGGATTGGTGGAATAAAGGTAGAAATGCCAGAGTTCCAAATGAAAATACTGCGAGATTTGGAGGATTGCAACAGTATCTCAAAAAATCTCCAAACCCAATGACTTTATTTGGGGATGATAAACTTCAAATTACAAAATCAAATAAAGCATTTAAATCTGGTGCTACTGGGTATAGAGGATGGAATCCATTTAAAGCATTTACTCCTAATATGGTAAAAACTGGTCCAACACCAGCAATTCGTCAAGCTGTTGAAAGACCAATAAGAGCAATTGCCCCACTTATTCCACAAGCTGGAAGAATGTTAAAAGTTGGTGGTGCTTTAGCTGGACCTTTATTGGATGCTGCTTTTCCAGAACCAGCATTTAATCCTACTCTTGATGATGCAAGAAGGATGGGATTCCCAATGGGTCCACAATCTTCTTCTCCAAATAGAGTATTGCCAAAACCCAATACAAATTTATCTGCAAACATACCAGCACCACCAGAACATAAAATAACCATAACTACAGCAACTATAAATCAAGCAAAAAGAATTAAACAGGATAAATCTGTGGGAATGAGAGGAGTTAATGCTCCAGAAAAAACATATTATCCAAGTACAACTAGATCAAAACTTGCTTCAATCTACGGAATAAGAGGAGTGGCATTGACATAATATGGCAACCTTAGATCCTAAAAAATTATTAAATTCCTCTAGTGGTTCTGGTGGTAGATTGGCATCACAACCAAAAATGTTTTTGGTTCCAATTAAAAATACTCAATATAAACAAACTGTTGATTTATCTCAGGAAATAGAAGAAACTAATGTATCTGATGCTGATCAAAAAGTAATAGATGATATAAAAGTTATTCGTGAAAAAGTAGTCAAGATAGAAGATATTCTTAAACAGTCAATTAAAATAAATCTTAAAAAAATACAACTTACTAGGAAGCAGGAAGAGAATCAAAAAAGAAAAAAGCAAGAAGATAAATTAGAGAAAAAGAAGGATAAATCAGAAAAAGGAGTTCCAAAACTTCCCATTCCTGGAATGAGTTTTATTGATAGAATAAAACAATTTTTAGGAACAATTTTTACTGGATTTTTAGTACTAAGATTAGTTAAGTTATTACCACAATTGGTTGCTTTTATAGATTTTATAAAACCAATCAGTGATTTTATAATGGATTTTGCTGCGGGAATGTTTGACAAGTTTATATGGGCGATTGACACTGGATATAAAATTGTAGATGGCGCTCAAGCCAAAATGAAAGAACTTTTTGGTGATGATGGAGAGAAAAAATTTAAAGAATTTACAAGCACATTTACTAAGTTTATGAATCTCGCAATCATTGCGGGAATGGCAACGATGGGTGGTAACGATCCATTACGGGATCGTAGATTTGATGGACCACAGAGAAGAGGATTTGATCGTTCTGGAAGACGAGTATCTAGAGGAGCACAACAAAGATATAGACAAAGATTTGGTGATCGCAAATATCAAGAAAGATTTGGTAGAAAAAATTTAAATAGACTTAATAAAGGTGCTCCTAAACCAGGACCTATCGATCCACTCTCAAGAGGATTGCAGAGAGGCGTTACAAAAATTGCTGGCAAAAACGTAGGAAGATTTGCTGGTAGATTGCCAATTGTTGGTCCATTAATTGATTTTGGAATTAGGACGTTAATCTTTAAAGAACCTTTAGGAAAAGCAGCAGCTGGTGCTGTTGGTGCTGGTGTTGGTCAAGCACTGGGAACTTGGTTAGGTGGAACTGTCGGTACGGTTGCTGGATCAGTAGTTCCAATTGTTGGTAATCTTATAGGTGGTGCTGCTGGTGCTACAATTGGTGGGTTATTGGGTGGATTGATCGGAGATCAAATAGGTGTTAGTCTTTATAATGTTATCAATAAATCAAATTCAACTAAAATTGAAGGACGAGCAGAAGGTGGTTCAGTTGGTGGTAAAAGAGGATATGATCCAGGCAAAAAGAAAAAAAAGCGTAAAGCAATACCAATTCAAAAAGTAAAAACCGATAAGACAAAACCTGGATTATCTATTGGGCAAGATAAACTTAAAAAGATATATGGATCTCAAGCAAGCACTACAAAACCACCACTATCAGTTTTAGTTAAAAGTTCTGAAAAATTAAAGAAACAGGGGTCATCAATTTTTGGTAAGGTGATGTCTTTGGGAGTTGATTATGTATTGGGAATGAAACCATCAACGTCAACTAAAAAAAGTATTGCTAAAGCTTTTGCTGGACTATTTGCACAAGCAAGTAATCCTGATATGATGCTTGGAGAACTTACAAGAACGTTCCAAGCTTTAGCTGAAGGTGGTGAAGTTGGAATACAACAAAGAGAGATGTTGAGGAGAAATCAGTCAATAATTGATTTGATGAGAGGTATAGAAACAGCACTTAATAAAGATTTTAATATACTGAATACCATACTAGGAATTCCTACTCAAGAAACAATACCTCCAGGGGATGATGGTGGTATACCTGGAGCAAGACTTCGTGATGGATCTAGTGCTCAAATAGAAGCAGATCTTTTGGAATATTTTACCGCACTCTATGGAAAAAATGGAGCTATTGGAATTGTTGCAAATTTAAGAAGGGAGAGTGGATATAGAGTAAGCACTCCTGATAATTCTCTTTATGAAGGTATGGCACAATGGAGCAGAAATGCAAGATGGCCAAGATTTGTTGAATGGGCACGGAACAAAGGATTGGATCCATATAGTAGAAATGCACAAGCACAATTTATTGCAGTTGAACTTAAAGAATTAGGAACTGCAAGCAGAATATCTGCTGCAAGAAGTCCTGAGGAAGCTGCTAGTCTTTTTTACAATGAATTTGAAAGGGGAGCCCACAGTAGACCTGTAGTTGGTGCTAGAAATTATGATCCAAATAATCCACATGAACGATTAAATAAATCTTTTATAGGGGATATTTCAGGTAGAAATCCAAACATTGGTAGAAGAACAAGAGAAGTTGTAGTAAGACCATCACCTCAATCTGTACCTGGTAATTTAATAGATACTGGAATAAAAGATTCATCGGGAAGACCAATTAAACTTAAAGGTGTTATTGCCAATGCTTTTGTTGATATGGCAGCAGAAGCAAGACGACAAGGAATTAATATAGGATCTGGAATTTCAAATTCATTGAGATCACCAGAACATAATGCGAGAGTTGGTGGCGCAGAAGGATCTAAACATTTAACTGGAGAGGCATTTGATATCAATTGGAATTCTCAAGCTGGAGTTTGGATACGAAATAATGCCTCTAGGTTTGGATTTCAATTTAATAGTTATTCTGGAGAATCCACACACTTTGATTGGGTTGGTGGATACACTCCAATAGCAAATAGGAGATCTCCTAGACCAACTAGAATTGCAGCAGCTCCTGGAACAAAATACAGTTATCAAGGAACAACAATTTTTAAGGGAACTGATGGTAAGTTTTATGAAGAAAATAGTGGAGGAAATCCACTAGAGGTTGATAAGCGTAATTGGGAATACATAAAACAAAGAGGAAATTTATTGTCGGTGCAACCAAGACAAAACTCAACGGATATAGCATCATTACAACAAAAACCATCATATGATCAAGGATCAACAACTCATGTGCTTATTGTGGAAAAAACTGGTTAAATAGTAAATATAACTTCAAAAAATGGCAGGAAATACTCCAAATACAAAGGCAGAATCTGGTAATATTACTAAGTGTTTGATACACTCTAAAAAATCTGGAACCGCAGATATTTCTGCTGGAATAGTAGATTTTTCGTATTTTGAAAGTATTTTGGATGCTTCTGTAAGAGTCACTTTAATGATTATTGATACTGGAAATAGTCAAGGAGGAGCAGAAAGTCTTGCTATTTTATATAAGTTAAAGTTGACTGGTTTTGAAAAAGTAGAATTAAGTTTTAATGATAATAATGGAAATAAATTGACTTTTAGTGGTAATAATGCGCTTTATATTGATAAAATTAGGAATGTGATCTCATCATCAGAAACTACATTTTATGTTCTCGATCTTGTGTCTAAAGAATTATTAGCGAATGATTTTCTAAAAACAGAAGTCTATCAAAGATATGATGGAGAACTCTCGGCATCTGTTGGTATAATTTTAAAAGAAGTATTAAAATCTAAGAAAAGATATCTTAGTGATCAATCGGAAAACAAAGTTAATTTTTTTGGATCTGGTAAAAAACCATTCCAGGTAATACCAGAAGTTGCAAAACTTGGAATTCCTAGTGGTTCAAAAAATTCTGCAGGATATCTCATATTTGAGACATATGATGGATATAACTTTAAAGGAATTGATAAATTATTTGATGGATCACCTAGAAAAAAATTAATTTATAACAGTTCTACTTTATTGCCACAAGGATATGATGCAAAAATTATTCAATATACCTCAAAGAAAACTGTAGATACGCAGAAAAATTTAGTAACTGGTGCATTTGGTGCAAGACTAGAAACCCGTAATCCAGAAAAACAAATATTCAATCCAAAAGCAAAAGAGGTAAAAAATAAAGATCAAAAGCCAAGAGGTGGAACTGAGTTATCTGAAATACCAGAAGAATTTGTTAGAGATTATGGTGAAACTAGTAAAAGAATTAGTCATGCAATGGATGTTGGAGCATCTCCATCAGGAAATAAAGGAAGACAACTTGAGAAAAGAAAAGAAGAAAATGTAGAGTCTGCTAAAATTTTAGCTCAATCGGCAATGACTTATAATAAGTTGTTTACATTATCGACAGATATTACTATTGCTGGAGATTTTAGTTTAAGAGCTGGTCAAATGATTCACTGTGATTTTCCAGAACAATCTTCAAAAAAAGAAACTCAAACAAATAAAGAATTAAGTGGTATATATATCATATCGGACATATGTCATTATTTGACACCAAAACAATGTCTTACTATAATGACTTTGGTTAGAGATTCTTACGGTAGGAAACCAAGATAGGATTCATTTTAGATGGAAAACATTCAACAGCATATTGATCAAGATAAAAAAATTCTTGATGATCCAACAATTTCTCCACAGGCTCGCAGACACACTGAAGAAGAATTGTCTGCTCTTGAGGCTTACAAAGAAAATCATCCTGGAGAAGATCATGATCCAACTCCACTAGAACTATATTGTGATACTCATCCAGACGCAGCAGAGTGTAGAGTTTACGACGATTAAATAAATGAATTTAGAAACTATACCATATTATAATATTTTTGAAGATTCATCATTTAAAAGTGGTTGGACAGGAGTAGTTGCACCAAGAGAATCTTGGAGTACAAATAGTCAAGAAGAGGGTACTAAAGATCCTAAAAAACTTGAAAATTGGGGTAAAAGAGTAAAAGTTAGAATAGAAGGGGTTCACCCAGATTCAAGACAAATACTTTCTGATGACCAGTTGCCTTGGGCAGAGGTTAGATTGGGGTCAGCGGGATCTGGGCATCAAGGGGCTTGTCTTATTGGTGGAATAACTCAAGGAACTAGAGTATATGGAATATATGAAAAACCAGAAACAAAAGAACTCCCAATTATTTTGGGATGTTTGGGAGTAAATGACGAAGTTCCTCTTTCTAGAACAGTTCCCACCAGTGGATTTGCAAATATCTCTGGATACGTAAATGGTGGTAATGGATTATCTGATCTTGTTGCTGGATACAACATTCCTGCAGTTCAAGGTTTGCCATTAGAGGGTGGTTGGCATTCAAATGTCTGGGGAATTTCTGATATCAATTTGATGAAGGAATTTTCATACGGGATTGCTTCACCAACAGATTGTGAAAAAGTTCCATTAAATGGAATTATGAAATCAATGCAAGAATTGATTCAAAAGGTTGAAAAGTGGCAAAAGCAACTATCAGAATGGGAAACAGCAGCACAAAAATGGATTGGTGATAAGCAAGCATGGATTCAACAAAAAACACAAGAAGCACAAATATTCATTACAGAAGGTATTAAATGGATATTTAAAGAAATTCGTAAATATGTTGAAGAAGAAATAAACAAAAAAACCAAACCAATTAAAGAAGCATTAAATCCACCAGATAGGGATAAAGCTAAAGTGGGTCATGATGCCATGATGGAACTTATAACATGTCTGTTTAATAAGTTAATTGGCAATCTATTTAAAATGATTGGTAATTTTTTAAATGGAATGTTTGATCGTTATATCAATGTGCCAGCATGTGCAGTATCTAATTTTATTGCAAGTTTATTGGGCAATACAATCGGTAGAATTGCTGGTGCTGTAGATGCAATTATTAGTTCAGTTTCTGGATTAATTGGTGGTGTTTTTAGTTTAGCGAATTCTATTTTAAACCTTTTAAAAGCACTTGCTGGATTTTTTGCATGTGAGGAAGATCAGGAATGTCCAGAGACAAAAGAATGGAATATATTTGAAGGGGGACAACCATCAGCAATTTTTGATATAAATTCAATTGTAGGTGCTGCTCAAGGAATTGCATCTGAAGCACTGGGATTGGTTGGTAACGCTACAGGATTAATTGATAGTATTGCTGCTGCTGTTGATTTTGGAGACCTATTTAATAGTGCAGTTAGTGCTACAAGTGGTTGTAATATTGGTCCAGTATTTTGTGGTCCACCTCAAGTAACATTTTGGGGTGGTGGCGGCAGCGGTGCCAGAGGTAATGTTATAGTTAGTGCAATTGGAGACATACTTGGTGTCGATGTACGTGCTGGCGGCGGTGGGTATACTAAAGCACCATTTGTTGACATTAGGGATAATTGTGGAAAAGGTGCTGGTGCATCTGGAACTGCTTTAATTGAACCTGATGGTGGAATAAATCCAGATACTGGAGAACCAACTTATAGGGTTACCAATGTTGTTGTTGATAATCCTGGCGCTGATTATCCTTCTAGACCTGATGGTGATTTGGGTGGAGATGGTAGAGTTTGGGCACCTGCGGAAAATACCGTTGTAAGAACACCAGATGGTAGATGGGAACAATATCCTCCAGGATCCGAAATACCTCAAAGAGAAGGTGATACTATTTTTTCTCCAGAAGATCGGCAAATTTTACAAGGAGGAGTTCCTATAACAACTCTTCTTCCAGAAACTACTGCTGATGCAGGTATACCAATTGATAATCAAATTGCTAATGCTAGAGGTATAACAGATATTCCTGGCACGGGAATTAATGGTGCTACTGACGTTAGCGCATTTCCAGTCATCAATGTGGGTAGTTATCCAATTATTTTATATCTTTGTGATCTTATTATTGATAATGCTGGAATAAATTATTCTGCTGGTGATCAGGTTGTAATTGAACCTAATACTGCTGGTGCTGAGGTTGAAGCTACTTTTGGTCCATTTGGAGTTGTTACTGGAGTTAGGATTACTAATCCTGGTAGTGGATTTACAGAAAGACCAGAGATTTACATTAAATCTGAAACTGGTTATAATGTAGTATTACAACCAGTTTTCTGTGTAAGAAGAATTGGTGATGATACTGAAGGAAGAGATTTAACAGATCAAGAAAAGTTCAATGTTATCAGAGTTGTAGACTGCGTAGGTAGGATCGATTAATGGCAAAACCAAAGCTTCACAATCCAGTAGAACTGGGAAGTAATTATGGTCACTTAAAACTTGGACATATTAATACAAATAATACTGTCTCTGGTGTTCTTCTAAGAAATGCTATGCCAGGTATGGCAGCAGAGCAGTATCTTATGTTTATGTCAACTGGTAAAATGGCAGGAAGTACGATAAATCGTTGTCCTGGTGTTTATCAAATTCATTGTGGAGAAAAACCAGTAAATAATACCTCATTTATGTTGAGGGCAGCTTCGGGGGATATTGTTATCTCCGCACCAGTTGGAAGAATTAGGTTAGAAGCAAGAAATATTGATTTAATTGCAAATGGTGGTAATAATAAAAGCGGACACATTAACATTGAATCGAATGAAAAAATTACCATCAGATCAAAAAATGTAGAAATTAATGGAGATTCTGTTTGTAAATTTTTATCATCTGGAACATGTGAAATTGTTGGCAGTGGCGCATTAAATTTTTATGGTGGATTAATTGATTGTGCAGATTCTTGCACAACATTAAAACCATCCAAAGGTACATCAAAATTTGAAGATCAGCAAAGAACTGGAGGATTTTTGGCATGAAAGTACCCGATTTAACAGTTAAAAAAACCTTCTATTGTGGAGTAGGTGATCCAAGTTTGGTTCTTGGTAAAGGACCACTTCAAACTAGAGGAGGTTTTTTTGCTGAAGGTCCAGCTATTATTGGATCTATCCCACCATTTTTAACTGCAACTTTGATGGTGGGACCATGTGAAAATTCGGATATGATCAAACCTCCCTTGATTCCAGGGGCATTATGCACGGGAATTAATAATCCATATTCACTTGCTGTTGATGGTCCAGCGGCATTTCTGGGAGTAGTCGATACAAACGCTAACGTTAATGTCGGTGGAAATTTAATCACTCAAGGAGAAGTAATGTCTCGTTGTGGTGGACATATTCTCTCTGCTAAAAAGAATTTTGACATTCCTCATCCAACAAAAGAGGGATGGAGACTTCGCCATACTTGTCCAGAAGGTCCATCAAATGATGTATACATAAGGGGTAAACTTAAAAACAGTAATGTAATTGATCTTCCAGATTACTGGGCAGAATTAGTAGAGACTGATTCTATTACTGTATCAATTACGCCAGTAGGAACTCATCAAAATATTATTGTCCAATCTATAAAAGACAATAAAGTTTATCTTCACTCATCTACGCCAATTAACTGTCATTATCATGTTTTTGGTGAACGTAAAGATGGAGAGAAGTTAATTCCAGAATATCAAGGGTCTACACCAGCAGATTATCCTGGTAATAATGATGAATATTCTGTATCTGGATATCACTATGATCGTAAAAAATAACAATGGCTGAATTTACTCTTAACTCATCAAATAAATCAAATTGTAAAGACGAAGGAATCACTGGTCCTTTTTCTTCAAAATTTGATTATATTTTAAAATCAACAACTGGTGATCCTGATTATCCAGCAGAAGCATGTACTCCTTGGATTCATTACAATGTTAAAGTTGGAAATCTAAAGGCAGATGCTCTTGTTCAGGCACAGGATGTTAAGACTGCTGCGGTCGGATCATTGAACGCAAAGGCTGCAATTTGGGATGCTAAAAAATCGTTTGATATTCAACATCCCACTAAACAAGATCATCGCCTTAGATATATTTGTCTTGAGGGACCAACAGCAGATGTGTATTTAAAAGGTAAACTTATTAACGAATCTTATATCCAATTACCAGATTATTGGAAAGATTTTGTTGATATGGAGAGTCTTGTAATAAATCTAACTCCTAATGGTCATTGGCAAGAGTTATTTGTTGATAAGATTGAATGGGGAGATAGAATTTATATTAGAAATAATTCTGGAACGGCGATTAATTGTGATTATGTTGTATTTGGTGAGCGTATTGATACCACCAAAAACATTTCTGAATATCAAGGCTTGACACCAGCAGACTATCCAGGCGATAATAGAGAGTACAATATTAACGGTAAGTAATGCACCGAGTACATGAAGCATTCCCTTTGATTGTTTATCAGGGAATGGTGGAGTCCCAGGATAAAATTAAGATTTACTTAGAAGAACTTCGTGATTATTGGTTTGATGGATATCAAAATGAAAGTCCAGAGTATTCTGGTAGGATTTTTGCACATCAAAATGAGATTTATCGTCCATTTTTTGAAGAACTTCGTACCCATGTAGATAATTATTTTGGATACCTTAATGTAGATTATTCAAAACTTGATTATCATATTATTAAATCGTGGGTTGGATATCATAAGGATGATGATACTCCATCAATTAAACCTCACAATCACAATGCATCAGATTTAAGTTTCGTATATTACGTTAAAACTGATGAAACTTCTGATAAGTTTTGTGTAGCACAGGAGAAGAATCCTAATGAGTGTGTGGGTGATATGTTTACTGAAGCATTGCAAAAGAATTTAATCACTGGATACAATCGTTATAATTGTAATGTTTACAGTATTACTCCAATTGAAGGAAGCGTAGTAATCTTCCCTAGTAAAATCGGGCACTTTACTCAAAAGTTTACTGAGAGGAAGGGTGAACGTCTTGTCATTCCTGGTGATATCCGAGTTACTTTAAAACCACAAAACCCAGATTATCATCAAGGATCTACTCATCCTTCTCAGTGGTTACAACTCTAGTCGGTTCATGTTTTTTATAAATTTTTTGAACTTCTGACATCCAGGGTTCATCTCTCATCTTCCAATCCATATCATAATCCAATGTGATATGTTCGGAACCAATATACCTATTGATGTATGATTTGATTAGGGTTTCTCCAAGGGAGACATCACCCCAATCATTATCATGCATCTCTTTTATTCTGGAGTATAATTTAAGATATTTTTTCATCCAATAGCAATTACCATGTGCAAAGTAATCTACATATGAATCTTCTGGATTACATGGTCCTGGATGTACTTTCCATGCTGGTATAACTAAATCTTTTTCTGGTTGAAGTGTAAAATTTTTAATAGAGAAGTCTCCTCTGCATTTTATGATGGTGTTATATTCCATAGGATCAAAAAGACGCAATCCTAAGTAATTTGCATACCATTGTCTGAGAATTCTGTATGACCACTCTCTTCCATTTATTTCTAATCCATTTGGTCTGAACTCAAAATCTGGAAGAGTTTCTTTGTCTCTAAACAAGCAGTTTTTAGGTTTATATTTTTGTATTATTCTATCGGTGTCAATATTTACAATACCAGAACCCATATAAAGTTCTGAATAATTGTAAGAGCTAATATATACATCTGCAGAATACTTATCAATAAGGTTTTCTTTTATGTTGGGAAAATGATTCTCCCAATTTCTCATGTAACCTGTTAATAATAGAGCAACTTTCACAATAAATATAAAAAAATACATATAATGATTTATGGGAATTGTTGTAACAAAATTACAAGAAGATAGGGAAACTCTTTTACGGCAAAATCAAGTACTACCAGAAAGAATTTCCGTTGCATCTTCTTTAAGGGATGCTTTTAATGGACCATCTGCAAATGCTGCTCAACAAAGCTTAAATACCGTTAATGCTGCAAATGCGGTTAAAGTTCAAATCATTGCCATTGGTGGAAATACTGGACTATTAACAACAAGATATGGTTCCAGTACAGCAAATATTACATCACAGTATGGAAGTATTGTATCTGGAGTTGGCACTGCCACTGCTGTATCTTTGGGTATTGCTGGATTAGGAACAGCAATTATTGCGTATGGGACAGTCACAGCAGATGTTCTTAAATCTTATGACTATCCAAAAATTTCTGGAGGAAATTATGGATCTGATTATCCATTCACTGGAGAAGGATATGTTACTGTTACATCTTCTAATGTTGGACTTGGCGTAAGTACACGATTATTTCAAAATAGTGGGTCTGAACTGGGAAAGGTATTTGATATTATTGGTCCAGCAGTAGATGTAACCACCCTTATATCGCAATATAATTCTGGAATTGGTACTGTATCATCTCAAAACAGTGTTGCCACAGCAACTCAAAAGATTAAGGGAGAATATGAATTGCAAGTTTGGGGTCTTAATAGACAATTACAGGAAAATAATGAAAGATTAACCGAAATTAATGAAGCTCTTGGTTATGCAAATGATCCTGGATACGGAGGACCTTGGTAAGAGGGGTTGACAACCCAGAAGCAACGTCGTATAATATATGGGTAATCAGTTGAGGGGTCGCCCAAGTCTCAGTTTAGATCTCTCAATGATTACCCCACACGCGAATGTGGTGTAGCGGTAACATCCCATCCTTCCAAGTTGGTGTCACGGGTTCGATCCCCGTCATTCGCTTGGGGAAGTGATCCTGCGGTTCTGTCCAAGAGCTCTCCTTCCCCTTTTTACAAACTGAATATCATGAAGACAAAACCTTTTTATTCCGACCTAATTGAAATGCCTGTAAAGACAACACCAGAAAATGTCAAGGAAGCAAACCTAGGTCTTTTTAATTGTACGATGACACTTCCTGCTGCCGCAGTTCACTGTGGTATGACACAGAAGGAAATGAAAATGACCTTCCGTGAATATTTGAAGTATCATCCACCCACTTATGGGAGCGTGGTGGAATCGGTAGACACACCAGACTTAAAATCTGTCGGGAATTAATCCTGTGGGGGTTCAAGTCCCCCCGCTCCTACTGGGAGGAGTAATAAAGGGATAGAGTATAACTCTCCGCCTCCCTCCAACTAAATATAAAAAAAGATGGTATGATGCATGAAGCTTAAAATTACTAAAGCTTATTGCTGGCACTCACCAGAAAAATCAATAAGAAACGTAGTAATGATGTACTTCATAAATTCTATACCATTTACATGGGATGATTTAACGGAAGAGGAAGAACAAAATCCAGAAGTAGTAATTCAAGCAAATAATAATGTTGTATATACTGCTGAAGATTTATTCAGAGCTTCTGCTTATTTGATAATGGAAGAAGCACATCCGTGTTTTTTTGAAATGGAATTAGAAAATCCTGAAGTATTGGCAGAATTAGATGATTTTTAATGCCCTTGTAGCTCAGTGGTAGAGCAACGGTTTTGTAAACCGTTGGTCGCTGGTTCAAATCCAGTCGGGGGCTTTTAGTTTTAGTAGAGATATGATATTTGATGCTACTCATAATGAATATGATTTGAGTAAATATCCTTTACCACAGATTGTTTTATCTGCGGTTCAAAAATATTATCCTGATGTAGATAATTTACAATACTTACATGAACATGTGCCTAAAGATTCCATTGGCGAATTGGTAAAATATCTAACCAAAGATTTAGCAGATACTAATTTTTATGTCTTGTTTGACAAGATGGTTGAAGAGTATGTTTTACCAAAATTAAATACCGATATTTTGATACAAAAATTTGGAAACGTAAGAATTACTGTTCCTAATCAAGATCAAAATGGCACTGTTTTACCATTTCATCAGGGAAGATGGGTTGGGAATGGATTAGGATTAAGAACAGTTTGGTTACCATTTACAGAGACTTTTGATAGTAACTCTTTGCAAATTATTGGAATTGATAAAAGTAGAGAGATTACAAAAAAATCAACATCGGAAAAATGGTCATATGAATCTTTGCAGGATGTATGTCTGCAAGAGTGTTATCCTGTAAATATGTCTCCTGGAAACTTTTTACTTTTTACTCAAGAAAATATTCATGGAGGAATTCCAAATAGAACTGGAAAGACTAGAATGAGTATTGACGTTAGACTTTTATTGAGGAATGGACAACCACATAGGAAATGGCCAGGAGCATACTTTAGGAAATTAAATGACACAAATATTCAATCTCGTAAAATTAAAATTTTACCTGAAGAAAGTGTGATCACTTATGCCGAGTATGATGGATTTAAAACAAGGTATATTGATTTGTACTTTCAAACATTAACAGTCAGGGAATATTGTAACAGAATGGGATATAAATTCCCACATCAAACGGGAGACAATGAGGGTAGAGATCATACGTTTTTGGAATATTCAATCAAAAATACACAACTAAATCATATCATTTTGTTTAGTATTTTTTCTCTTCCTGATGACAAATTTAGAAGATCATATATAATGAATCTTGCATTAGAACATAATTGCAAACTTCATTTTGCGAACGAAGAATTTGTTCTTGACAGTCAAGAAATGATGGAAAAAATAGAATATTTAAGATCATTCACAACCGATTGGAGTAATCCTGCATATGAAAATTAATCTCTGGTATTGTAAAGATATGGATCTTTGGCGATGGACTCTTACAGATGATCATCGTCCAGTTGTTCGCCAAGAGTCTGGACAAAGACCAAATTTGAGAGACGCTATGAATGATGTTGCAACCACCGTAGAGTATCTAATGACAAAATAATAAACTCTAGTGTATGAATAAATAAATCATAATAGCCATCCTAGAGTAATAAAATGGGTCTTAGTCGCTTAGATAATTTTCTGAAGAATAGTAGAGGCGATATTCTATACGTCGATCCCTCCAGTATAGACTCTACAGATAGTATTGAAAATCAGGGTAATTCATTAGTTAGACCTTTTAAGACAATCCAAAGGGCACTAATTGAGGCAGCAAGATTTTCATATCAAAAGGGACTTGATAATGATAGATTTAGTAGAACTACCATTATCGTATATCCTGGTGAGCATGTAATTGATAATAGACCTGGATGGATTCCAATTCATGATAATCCAATCACAGGAAATAATTGGTTAACGAGAAGTGGTGCGTCAACAAACGACCTTACGGAATTTACTTTAAATAGTGATTTTGATATTGATTCACCAGATAATGATTTATATAAAATGAATTCTGTCTACGGGGGAGTTATTATTCCTCGTGGTACTTCTATTGTTGGTATGGATCTTCGTAAAACTAAGATTCGTCCAAAGTTTGTTCCAAATCCATCTGACGATACAATTGATTCAACTTGTTTGTTTAGAGTAACTGGTACTTGTTATTTTTACCAATTTACATTTTTTGATGCTGATCCAAACTCAAACGTATTTAAAGATTATGGAACCACAAAATACGTTCCTAATTTCTCTCACCACAAATTAACTTGTTTTGAGTATGCCGATGGTGTCAATGATGTAAAATTTAAGGATACTTACTTAGATTACAATACAAATAGGACAGATCTTGACATTTATTATCAAAAGATCGGATTGGTTTATGGATCTTCAAGTGGAAGAGAAATTACTCCAGATTATCCAAGTGCAAATATCGATGTTCAATCAAAAATTGATGAATTTAGAATTGTTGGATCTAAAGGACAAAATGTTGGTATTTCAAGCATTAAAGCTGGAGATGGTGTAACTTCTAGTAAGAAAATTACTGTTGATCTTGTTGAATCTATTGGTGGTCTTGACGTAGATACTCCAATTAGAATTGAAGGTATTCCTACAGGTGGATATAATGGATCCTTCGTTATTAAAACAGTTGAGTCTCCAACTAGAATTACTTATGAAGTATCTTCTGCGCCAGGAAATGCTCTTCCAGCAATCGTATCTGGTGCTCCTACATTAAACATTGTTGTTGATTCTGTAACCTCAGCATCTCCATACATCTTTAACTGTTCGTTACGTTCAGTGTATGGAATGTGCGGACTTCATGCGGATGGAAGCAAAGCCGATGGATTTAAGTCCATGGTTGTTGCACAATTTACTGGAATTGGTCTGCAAAAAGATGATGCTGCATTTGTAAAATATAATGCAGTTTCTGGTGTATATGAAGACTCTACTGCTGTTAGCAATCTTCACACCAATTCTTCTGCTGTATATAAACCAGCTTACGAAAACTTCCATATTAAGGCATCAAATGATGCATTCCTTCAGTTAGTATCTGTGTTTGCTATTGGATATGCAAACCACTTTGTTGCTGAGTCTGGTGGAGACCACTCAATTACAAACTCTAACTCTAACTTTGGTGCAAAAGCAATTGTTTGCCGTGGATTTAGAAATGATGCATTCCCAAGAGACGATACGGGATATATTACACATATTCTTCCCCCACAAAGAGTAGAAAGTAGTGACATAACAATTGAATTTGCTCCAATTGATGTTGAAAAAACAATATCAGTAGCAAATACTTCAAGACTTTATCTTTACAATGAATTTAATAGAAATATTCCACCAAAATCTGTTCTAGAAGGATACAGAATTGGTGCAAAAACTGGGGATAAATTAAAAGTTGTAATTAATATTGGTAACGTTGGTGTTACCAAAGAAGCTACAATTATAATGCCAGAAACTCAGGGAACTGGTATCTATGAAGTTTCCTCAACAAAATTAGCTACTATTGGTAGAACCGCAATCGGTATCAATAGTATTACATCAAATATTTTTACAGCAACAGAACCGCACCAATTTACTAATGGTGAATCTGTTCGTATTTTGAGTGATGATGGAGAACTTCCAGATGGATTGAGACATAATCAAGTTTATTATGCAATTACTTCTGGAATCAATAGTGATCAAATTAAATTAGCACAAACATTTAATGATACTGTAAGTTTATCTGCAATTACAGTCAATAGTAAGGGAGGAATCCTTCAAGTTGAATCTAGAGTTTCTGATAAAAAATCTGGAGATATTGGACATCCTATACAATATGATAGTGCAATAGGACAATGGTATATTACTGTAAGTCAAACCAACAATAACATATACAGTACTATTGTTGGACTTGGAACTGCTGCTTTAGGAAGAGCAACTCCAAAAACATTTATTAGTAGAACTCCAGACAATAGATCTCTTGATGATAGAATCTATAAAGTTAGATATGTTATTCCAAGAGATTCGACTGTTTTAGGAAGACCACCAGAAGATGCATTTATTCTTCAAGAATCTAGTAGCACAGTTGGATTTACTAATGCTGAGGTTGCCAAGTTTAAGAGCATTGCTCCAGCAGTTTTATCTAATACCTCAGAATTAAGGAATCCCAGATTTATCTCTGGCGCTAGTTGGGATGCAATTGTTGGACTTGCAACATTTACAACAGATATTCCTCATGAATTATCTGTTGGATCAAAAGTACAAATTTTTAATGTTGTATCAACCTCAAACACAACTGGTTTAGGATACACTGGATTTAATGGTGTTTTTACCGTCCTTGATAATCCAACTAGAAGAGAATTTACCGTTGGACTTACAACAAATCCTGGGGTATTTTCCAATAATATTAATCAAAGAACCTTAGATCTTCCTAGATATGAAAGAAAAGAGTTTAATAATACTCTTTATATTTACAGAAAGGAAGCAGTACAAGAATATATTCCAAATGCGAAAGATGGTGTTTATCACTTAACATTATTAGATTCTTCTTCATCTCCGCAAGTTTCTCCATTCCAAAATCTTAGATTCTCGCAACCAGTAAGAAATCTATATCCACAACTTGATCGTGATAATCCAGTATCTGATCCAGATCAGACAAGAACGTTTGCTCTTCCAACACCACTTGGATACACTGAAATTAATAATCCTCAGAATAGTATTACAAAAGAGGTTATTAATAAAAATATTAGAGACTTTGTAGTTGGTGTTGGTATTGTCGAGCTTCATTCATCTTCTGGAACTTCTCATACAATAACTACTAAAAAAGATCATGGATTAAATTATATTACTAGAGTTGGTATTACTAGTGCTGGTCTTAATTATGGTGATGGAACTGGGAGTATTCAGACTCTTTATAATGCTAAACTCGTAGGATTTGCTGGATCAACGACTGGTAAATATGCAACTGCTAATATTGAGATTGACTCCGCTGGTTCAATTTCTGCAATTAAAATTGTAGATGGAGGATCTGCGTTTGGAATTGGTAATACTCTTGCTGTTGTTGGTGTAGGAACTACAAATGGATGGGTTCCTGGTGTTGTCACGGTTTTAGATATTCATAATAGTGTTGGGGATATAATCAGAATTGATGGCATCCGTGATAGTAGATTTACTGATTATAACAATCTATACAAGATTGTAAATGTTCCAACTGGTGATGATCAGAATGTAACGGTATCTTCTGCATCCACAATTTATGCTCGATATCAATTTACGGGCGCTCAACCAATTACTGGCATTAATACAAATGGTCTCAGTAACGTTAATGCTACGGTTCTTTCTGACGTTACTGCTTATGTAACTGGTCCATCAGTAGGAATATCCTCATTAACATATAATAATGTTACAGGTATTGCTAGTGTTGTAACTTCAAACTCTCATGGAGTTTTAGTTGGAAATAGAGTAGTATTCTCTGGATTTAATCAAGAACTCTATCATGGTGAGTTTACAGTAACTGAAGTTTATAATGTAAGTAGTTTTGCTGTTAATGTTGGTGTAGGAACAACAAATCCAATTGCTTCTGGATCTGGTGATGTATTCCCAGTTGGATTTAGCGCACAAAATGATACAATTGATTTTGCGGATGAAGCATCATCTTCAAGACTTGTCTATCAATATGCAGGGATTACAACAACATTAAGCGTTGCATTAATTGATCCAACAATTAATACACTCACTGTAACAAATGCAACTAAAATTGGATGGGATTTGGGTGATTATATTGTTGTTGATAATGAGATTATGCGTATTAGTGAGTCTATCACTTCTGATACTGCAATAGATGTATTCCGTGGTCTATTCGGAACCCAGAAACAAGTTCACCCCGTTGGGTCTGTAGTTAAAAAAGTTAGATTTAAACCAGTTGAATTTAGAAGAAACTCAATTATTCGTGCTTCTGGACATACTTTTGAATATCTTGGATTCGGTCCTGGTAACTATTCAACAGCATTACCAGAAAGACAAGATAGACAATTTAGGAGTGTTGAAAGAATCCTATCACAATCGGTATCTGATAATGGAGGAACTCCATTCTATAATGGACTAGATGATAAAGGTAACGCTTACACAGTCACTAGATTTACTAGTGGCGCAACGGGACAAGACTTGCTTACCAGTGCTCCAATTCCTACAGTAAGAGGTGAAGATCTTACAAGTGGTAGTGATGCGGTTGGTTTTGACGTTGATTCAACAGAACAATTAACTGTAAATCGTGGATTAAAAGTTGATGGTGGTAAGGACAATAATATTTTATCTGAGTTTAACGGACCTCTTGTGGTTAATGAAAAGTTAACCGTCAATGATTCTGTAGAAACAAATAGTATTCTTATTCAAGGTGATCAAATCATTGCAAGAGAATATACCATTGGTATTGCAACTCCAGCAATTGCTGGTAACGTTGGTAATGTTGTATATGATGCAGAACCACCTTCTGGTGGTGAAGTCGGTTGGGTTTACACCAATGATAATTACTGGAAAAAGTTTGGACCTATTCAATCTGGTAGTGATAATTATTATGTTGGTTTATGGAGCGGTGCATTTAAAGGTGATGGATCTGGATTGAGCAATGTATCCGACGTTTGGGTATTTGATGGTGTTGGTATTTCAACTACTACTAACGTCGGTGTTGAGACAACTTCAGCAAAAGTTGGTTATTCATTGTACGTAGCTGGACCAACACTATTTGAAAATAACGTTGAATTTAGAGCAACGTCCTTAACTTGGAATATCACTAATGGATTCTTAGTTAATACTGGTATTAGTACATTTAACCAGCAGGTTAACATCAATACTATGCGAGTAATTGGTATATCTACATTTAGAAATGATGTTCTAATTACTACAAATGATCAAACGACTGGTGATATTGATGGAAACTACCTCAGATTCCAGCAAACAGATCTTGCATTAAATGCTTCTTATACTTATGGTGGTGTAAAATTTGAAGGTAGAGATATTGGTAATGATGGTGAGCGTGGATACATCAAGGGTGTATCTGAAGGAACTTCTGGTCAATTTGCATTAATATTTGGCACACAAGGATCTGGACCTTCAGCACCACAAGAAAGACTTAGAATCAACAATGCTGGTAATGCTACCTTCTCTGGTACTGTCACTGCAAACTCTGATGAGAGATTAAAGGAAAATGTTGTTGGAATCTCCAATGCATTGTCTAAAGTTCTATCTTTAAGAGGTGTTGAATTTAATCGTATTGGTCAAACAGATCGTGAGATTGGTGTTATCGCACAAGAAGTTGAGAAAGTTCTACCAGAGCTAGTTCACGAGGGTGTTGATGGTGTTAAGTCTGTTGCATACCAAAATATGGTTGCTGTTCTAATTGAAGCAATCAAGGAGCAGCAAGCACAGATTGACGAACTCAAAGCACGATTGGACAATCTTTGATCTGGACGGGGGTTGACAAACCCCCTTTTTTATGGGTTATAATGACTGGAGTTTACAAGCATAGCACTTGATCAACATTTATATGGACACCCTTCGGGGTGCAACCAACAGTTTTAATGTGGGGGAGACGCACTTCTCTTGGGAAGAACGCCACCGTGGCAGTGACTACGGAAAGGCAAAGCAAGTGCTGACTCAACTTGACTCAAACTATGATCGCTGTGCTTGGTGGACTGATGTATCTACTCGTACAGATAAGGATCATCACCACGATTCGATTATCCATGCTTGGTTGCTGACTCTTCCTGGCATCAAAAAGATTGGTCAAGAGACTTTTGAGTTTGATCCTAATCTCTATACTCTTGAGATCATTGCTCAGATGATCTATGAGAAGTTTTTCTCTGGCAAACAAGAAGAATACGAAGATTTTCTTCCTCGCCCCTATCAAAATAAATTCCTGGATAAGATCAGTCGTGCATGGAAGCAGGCAGAATATCTTGAGTTCCTTCTCTTTGCCAAGTGCCGTGCAGGTAAGTCTGCAATGGTCCTTAAGCATATCGTAGATAGCAATTATAAACTTTCGATTGTTTGTTCTCGTCAAAAATCTCCTGAGGGATCTTGGAAGAATGATGCTAAGAGGTTTTTCCGTACTATCAAATATATTTCTGTTAAGGACCCTTCTTGGGAGGTTCAACTTGAATATTGGATGCGGCGTGATGTAAATATCGTTCTCTGGGGTACGGTTCAAAGTATCATTAAGCGTCTTAACAAGATCAGCAACGTTGATTTTGTTGCTTTTGATGAAGCACATATTGGTGGCACGGCAGATCAATTTGTACAAGTTAAGAATGCATTGAATGCTCGTACTTGCTATATCTCTGGCACTGCTCATAAACTATGCTGGATGTTCCCTGAGGAAGATCAGAAGTTTGTTTATACTTATTTTGATGAGCAACTAGATGTTCAGCGGGGAGTTTTTGAGCGCCCTAAGATGAATGTTGCTTTCGCAAAGTATCAAACTGCAGCATATCAGGAATTGTTTGGTGACGATCCTGATGCAATGAAAAATATCTTTACTATGAAGGGTGATAAGTTCCTTCATGAGTCTCTTGTTCGTGAGTTTATTCACAACTACTTTGGTCCTCAGCGTGAGATTCGTATCGGAGATCGTCTTCTTAAAGGAACCTATCACATGATGGCAATGCCCAGTGTGAAGGCATGTCATGCATTTCAAGAGTTGGTTAGCTGCTATTATCCTGCTCTGGTAGTTACTTCCGATACTAAGAATGATCAAGATGATATTAATCGCTTTCTGGATGAACACTCTAAAGCACTCATCATTACTCAGTCTGCAAATGTTCTTGGTGTGACTGCTAAGAAGATTGATACTGTTATCAACTGTCGTGGTGGAGAATCCATTGAGTTTTGGACTCAGTTTGCTTTCCGTGGTGGTTCAGGTGATCATGACTGGTGGGTGATTGATTTTGATGCTCAGCGGTGTCTCCGTGCTATTCACACTGCTTTCCAACTTGCATGTGATAATAATCCATCTCTTTCCCAATATAGTGTGGTGGACTTTACCAATATTCATGAGTGGAACAATGGATTTCAAATGCTTTCCAAAGAGATGCTTGAAGATGCTCTTGCTGCTGACGTTGAAGGAAGCATCTCTACCATCACCAGTATTGTAGAATCTCTGGATCTCAGTAAGATTAGTGATTTTAATCTAAAACTCAAAACCGATCTTTCCACGGTTATGAAAGAATCGCAACTTAACGATGAAGGTGCCAATAACAAAAGTTGCATCGTTCGGGAGACTGAACGTGTAAAAAAGTCTGATGACCTTGATACTCTGAAGAAGCAGACTGTCAAGGCACTGCTTGAATCCATTCCCTTGACCATGTTTTACATTATTCGTAATGGTCAAAATGTGTACTCAATCAATGATGTTATTGGATCTGCAGTTTATCCTTCTGTCACGGGTGATTATGAAGGCATTCTTGATGAAGTGATCTCCAAGAATCCTCATAGCATTGAACTTTTGACTCGTCGTATTGGGATTGTCTCCAACAGCATTCAAAAAAGTATCAGGGAATCTGTTTCTCACACTATCAATGAACTGTCTGTTTCATCTCAAACTCAACAATGTATTCCTGTTGAACTTTTTGATTCTATGATTGACAACTGTAGTGACCTTTCTAACGTTTATATGTTTGGTGATCCTAGTGGTTCTCATACTGCCCGTCTTTTGGAAAGGGACGTGAACCCGAATAACATTACTGTGTGGGAGAGTTGCGACAGTCATCGTAATCGTGTAAAATATGTAAATGATAGTGTCAACGTTGTTGGTTCTCACCCAAATATGAAGTTTACTGCTATTCTTGCCAATCCCCCATATAACGACCCAACCAAAAAAGCGAAGAACAATAAACTTTGGCCTATTGTGGTTGAACAACATCTTGAATTGATTGCTCCTGGTGGAGATTTGTGTGAAGTTACTCCCGCATCTGTTCTTGGAACCACTGGTAAGGGTAAAAAGTTTATGAAGTTGTTCTCTACAAAGTATAATCTAAAAATGATTGATTATACTGCGGATGATTATTTTACGGAAGGTGTTGCTATTTGTCGTTGGCATCTTACGAATGAACCTTATCAGGGTAAAACCACTGTCATTACTCATGATGGTTCCTTCACTTGGGATTTGCGTGATGGTCTTCCTGTTGTTGGAGATGCCGCTCTCAAGCATTCTATTCTTAATAAAATTGCCAACTCCAGTCATCCTCGTATTCCTCTGAAGATGGGTCAAGCAATTGGCAAGGAAGATCACATTCCTGATGGTAAGTATGAGATTTACCACTCTTCTAAAAAAATTAAACGTACTAATATTGTTCCTACAACAGGAGATATGCTAAAGTTTATTGTTCCATTCTCTTCTACTTATAAGAGTGGTGGTATCTTTACCTCTAATGGATGTGTTGGTATGTTTAATTGTTGGTGTCCCATTACTTCGGAGGAAGAAGGAGATCGTCTTAGTAAAATCTTTGACAATAAAATCATTCAGTTCTTTATTGATAATTATAAAAAGACTGCAGGATTTACTCCTGCCATTAAGAATGGTGAGGTTCCTGATATTACTGATTACACTAATTTGATTGAACAGTTTGGTTTTACTGAAGAAGAAGTTGAATATTTGAATCGTATCAATGTCATCTAAAAATAAACATAACAAGCAACATGGATCTAAATTAGATAGATCTGATGAGAGAATTAAACAAACTCAGGAAGTTTTTACACCTCCTGAGTTGATTGATAAGATGATTTTGGATCTTCCAGAAGAAGTTCTAAAAAATCCAAATTCTAAATTTATTGATAATTGTGCTGGTGATGGTAATTTTTTAATTCAATTACTTCAGGCACTTAGAAAGTATCATAGTGAACAGCATATTGTAGATAACATGTTGTATGCTGTAGAATTAATGGAAGACAATCATAAAGAATTGTGTAGGAGACTTGACGTTCCAACAAATCACCCCCATTATGTGTGCTATAATGCCCTTGAGTATCACTACAGGTTTGATGGGACGCTAGGACCAACTACTTTAGACCAATTCTATAACTGACCACTAGCTCCCCTCTGGGGGGCAAATTTTGCTGTATAATATTCCTATCGTTATGACACCCATGCAACTTCGTCCCCACCAATCCGAAGCACTTGCCATCATGGAGCGTATCCTCAAGGGTATGATAGTGGTTCCCACTGGCGGTGGTAAGTCCCTGATTGCTATCATGGATGCTGTACGCCAATTCCTTTTTGGCAATAAGACCATTGTAGTGGTTGCTCCTCGCCTCATGCTTGCTCGTCAGTTGTCTGCCGAGTTTACTGAGCACATTACAAATGCTTCTGTGATGCATGTCCACTCTGGTAAAGATCTTCCTTACTTCACCAGTACCAAACCAAATGAGATCTTCTCCTGGTGCTATCATACTAAAGGTAACAAGTTGATCTTTACCACGTACCAATCTTTGCATCGTATTCAAGAAGCAAACATTGCTGTTGATACTATCTACTATGATGAAGCGCACAATTCTGTTAAAAAGAGTTACTTCCCTTCCGTCAAGCATTTCTCTGCTGTTGCTGACCGCAGTTATTTCTTCACTGCTACTCCTAAGTATTCTTCCACTCCTGCCAAACCTGGGATGAACGATACTAGTGTGTATGGTGGCATTATCTACAATGTCCCTGCTCCACGCCTTGTCAAGAATGGTTCTATCCTTCCTCCTAAGATCAATGCCATCAATGTTGGTGGCATTCGTCTGAAGGGCGAGGAGGCAGCAGAGAGGGATTGCATGACCCTTCTGGACACTCTGTACAACGAAGATTGTATGGAGAAGGTGCTGATTGCTGCTCCTAACACAAAGGTCATGATTCGTATGCTTGCGGAGACTGACTTTATGAAGGAAGTTCAGTCAATGGGTTACGATCTTCTTTGGATCACTAGCAAGCATGGTGCATTCCTTAATGACAAGAAGATCACTCGTGAGCACTTCTTTAACCTTGTCCGCGAGTTTGGTGCTGATCCTGATAAGAAGTTTATTGTTCTTCACTACTCTATTCTCAGCGAAGGTATCTCTGTCCCTGGTCTTACTTCTCTGGTTCTTATGCGTCAGATGAACGTGATTGAGATGTGTCAGTCTGTTGGTCGTGTTATTCGTCTCCATCTTGACGATGTGAAGCGTATTCAGGATGGTACTCTGACTCCTGGTAACCTACAGGATTACACCAAATCGTTTGGTTTGGTCCATGTTCCTGTGTACAGCAACGTTGGTATTGCCACTGTTAAACGCCTACAAAACGTGGTTGACACTGTGTTTGTTGAAGGTCAACCTGCAATCTCTACTATTAAGAGGTAATTATGTTAGAAGGATTTGTAACAAAAGATGGTTATGCTGCCGTACCATTTGGCAAACAACTTATGATCATCTATAATGGAGAGCAACTGGAAGTATGTAAAACTATCAGATCTGCTAACAATTTTATCAAGAAACACCGCTCACAACCTCAATCTGGAACTGTATTTGTAAAATGAAAACTAAATTTGTTTGTGTAAGTCCTATTAGTAAGGAAGCAAAATTCAAGTTCAATTCCGATATGCTTCAATTTCACTCTTGTAGGGTTAAAGAGGAAGATTCTTCCCGTTACTACCTTGAGTCTTTGAACAAATCTTATTACTTCTGGGTTGATAAGAAATCAGATCCTAATTGGAGAATTGAAAAATGAAATTGGAACCATCTTCTGATCCTAGTACTTTGGTTAAAATTACGGTTGATCAGGAAGGACTACGGACAATGATTAAAGCTGCAATTTGTGCCATTAGATATGGTGAAGATTGGAATTTTGGAGATGAGTATGATCTAGATCTCACTCCATATCATGACATGCGAGATCGTCTTATTGAAAAATACAGGGAGGTTTATTCCGATGAAAATTTCACAATCTGAACTTAAGCACCAACGTCTTCAGGCATGGTTGCGTGAACATGAGTGTGATGATATTGAATATCTTGGTGAGAAAGGTGGTGAATACTGGTATCGTATTGGACCACATGAAATTACATCCGACCAATTTGAAGACATTGAATTCGTCGGTATGGTAGATGATTAAACAATTTTTTGTAGAGGATGAAGTAAGCGATTACTTTAATCTTCTACTTCTTTTTGTTTCTGATAACGCCGATGTCTATAAAGACTCTAAAAATAGTTCTTTAAGTAGTAATTGTTTTTCTACATTAAATCTTTTAGATAAAGTACCATCGGAAAAATTTTATAACTATATTGGTATTCTTTTATCTTTATGTCAACGCGAGTTGAATTTAAACTTGGAATATTTTTATATTCATATGGTAAACTATGAGAATGGTGGTGACATGAAAATTCACCAACATATTCACAATGAGGATTATAGTTTCATATTATATTTAAATTCCTGCACAGACGGAAATACCATTCTTCACTTGGATAATAAAACACATAAAGTAATTCCTGTTAAAAATAAGGTTTTACTATTCCCATCAAATATTCCTCACTCTGCAGAATATTCAAACTCTAAAAAAGTTTTGGTTGGTGGATTAAAATTAAAATAAAGAGAGAACTTATGGAAAAAGAACAAAAACGTCGTGATGCATTCAACCTTTTTTATGAAAGTGTTCTAAAACCTGATCATGATTTAAGGCAACAAGCGCACGAGCAAAAATGTTTTCATGAACTTATGGAGTGGAGGGAAGAAATTTTACATTATCTAGATAAGAAAAGAGCAGAAGATTTTACATATGAGTAATTAATATGCTAAAAGTACCTCATGAAATACAACTACATGTAACACACTCTTGCAATTTAACTTGCGAGGGATGCACTCATTATATGAACCAAGGACACTCTGGTTCTGTAACTTTAGAAGAAGCTGCAAAATGGATGGATAACTGGAATACAAAAGTCCTTCCAATGAGGTTTACTCTGATGGGTGGTGAACCAGCACTACACCCAGATCTGGTGGAGTTTGTTTATTTGGCAAGGAAGAAATGGCCAAATTCGTATCTTGATTTGATATCGAATGGTTTTTATTTGTATAAACACCCAGATCTTTGGAAGGCATTAAAAGAAACTAAGACAACCTTAGGAGTCTCTGTACATTCGGATGGAGATCCTGAGTATAGAAAAAAGTTTGAACCAGTCTACCAGTTAATGAAGGAGTGGATTGCAAAAGGTGCTCCAGTTGAGATGAGACCCTCAATTATTCACTGGATCAGGCAATACAAAGGATTTGGGGATAAAATGGAACCGTATGAGGACAATGATCCAAAAAAAAGTTGGAAATATTGTGTCTCAAAATTGTGTGTGCAATTACATGAAAACAAGTTGTGGAAGTGTCCAGCGTTAGCATATTTGCCGATGCAAGCAGAAAAATATAATCTTTCTGAAAAATGGGATCCATATCTTAAATATGTTCCGTTAAATAGTGATTGTACAAAAGAGGAATTGAAGGACTTTTTTACTCGTAAAGAAGAGTCTTTTTGTTCTATGTGCCCTGCAAAAGAAGAATTCTTTACTCCACAAAATCCATTATTACCAGTAAGTTATTGGAAAAAGTTATATGACACTTGATATATCACCAATCTATCCTGAGGATCCAAGAGTCATAGAACATTTTGATTTCTGTGGTAATACAATTTATAGGGCATATAATCTTTTAAGTAAATATGATATGCGTAATTTACTAGAAGAGGTTGATAATGAACTTGAAGTTTGTGAAGACAAATGGGATTTGTCTGTTGAAGCAACAAATAGATTATCGCAACGTAAATTGTGGTATAAAAAAAGCTGGACAAACTTTTTTAAGATGGTGAAAAAACATCTTTATAATTATTCAGAAATAACTAATGACCCCAAAGTTAAAGAATATAAGGTCCAATCATATTGGGCAAAAAGAATGAGGGGCACAACTGAAGAAAATTATGGGAATGAATTGTATATAAATTATGGCAACAGTCATAGTCATGACAATTTTGATCTTGGAATGATTTATTATTTAAAAAACCCATCAAGAATATATGGAACCTTAATTGAGAATAAGGACAGAGAAATTATTATTCCTGGAGATGAAAATTCTTTACTAATACATCATTCACATATAAATCATCAACCAGTGATGCCACCACCAATTGTGGCAAATCAATATTATAGATGTGTTATAGTTGTTGATTTTATGCATCCATCAAAGGTAGATTACTATGAAGGCAAATGATAGAATAAAATATGCAACTATTGTTGAAAAAATTAATAAAAGAAGAATATCTGAATTAACAGAAGAAGAATATGATTGGTTGAAGTATCATCCAGATTTAATTGCTAAGATAAAATTCCAAAAACAAAAGAATGACATAATTAAGTCAAGTTCTGGCAATAAAGATACAATAGAAGAGATTTTATTTGAATTGGACTTGTCAGATCGGATGTTTAGATGATATAATGGGTTGATACTTTTTATTGAGTATGGATTATTTTTTTCCAGTAATTCATAATATTTCTCAAGTTCTGAGGGAATTAAAACAATTAGATTACAATATCATTAATCAGGATCAATTTTCTATTGTGAATTGTAATAATATAGATTCTCCACTCTTACGGGAAATTAAAGGAATTGCTTTTGATCTTAATGGAAACATTATTGCAAGACCATATCATCGGGCATTTACTTTAGATACTCATGATGAGACGGAATATAATAAAACCATAAAGCAATTAAAAAAACTTAATGTTTTTTTAGAAAAACTTGATGGCACAATGATTTATCCAGTACCAACTCCTTATGGATATAGATTAACATCTAAAGATGGTATCGGAAGTGCGTCTCTTAATGCTGAAGTTTTTATTGCGAATAAAACCCAGTATAATGAGTTTATAAAAATATGTTTGTCTAAAAATTGCACACCCATATTTGAGTGGTGTTCTTTACAGAATAAAATAGTGGTAGAATATCCAGAAGAAAACTTAATTCTTACTGGATTGCGTAATGTTAAAACTGGTGTATATTGCAAATATAAATTTCTTCGTAAACTTGCCACTAACTTAAAAATTCCTGTGGTAAATAAAGTGTGTGTTGATTACTATGATATTGGATCTTACATTAACACAATAAAAACACAAAAAGAATCAGAAGGAGTAGTTGTAAAATTTGATAGTGGACATATGTTTTATATTAAATCGGAAGAATACTTAAAACAACGAAGTTAACTTCTATGGAACATCTAAAAATCAGACCACATCAAACAGTGTTGGTATTAAACTCTAGTTATGAACCAATTAATTTTACTAATTGGAAAAGAGCAGTTATTTTGGTTTTAAAAGAAAAAGTTCAAGTTATATCTGAGAGAGTAATTAGGCTTCTTAATTACATTAAAGTTCCAGTTGACTATGCTGCAAAATGTAAACCATCCAGAACTGCAATATACAAAAGAGATCGTAATACTTGCCAATATTGTGGTGCTACAAGTAAGTTGACGATAGATCATGTTCTTCCTAGATGTAAGGGTGGTGATGACTCTTGGGAAAATCTGGTAGTTGCATGTTCCTCATGCAATACTAAAAAAGGTGATAAACTTTTAGATCATATAAACATGAAGTTAATCCGTCAACCAAGAGCACCCTGGAACAAAGTTGCATTTGATTTGGCAAATTGCAATGTACCAGAATGGAGAGAATATTCTTATGCGTAAATTGAATCATCCCTGTGTAATTTTTGATTTAGATGGAACTTTATGTAATGTAAAACATAGACAACAATTCATAGCAACTCATCCTAGAAATTGGAACGCCTGGAATGCTGGCATTTTGCAAGATACTGTCAATCCCCCTGTCGGTGTTGTTTTTAAAGCCCTAAAAAAATCTTATACTAAACTTAAGATGGTTATTTTGACAGGAAGAACTGATGATTATAAAGATGAAACTGAATTGTGGTTAAATAGAAATTCTATTGAATATGATGAATTGTATATGAGGAAGTCGGGTGACTTCCGAGATGATACTGAAATCAAAGGAGAGATTGTTGATATCATAGAAAAGAAGTATAATATACTGTGTGTTTTTGAGGATCGTAAGAGAGTTGTAGATATGTGGGTTAAAAGAGGAGTTTGGGTTTTTGATTGTGGTCAAACAAAAGGAGAGTTTTAAATGTTTTTTCGTAAATTAAATAAACAATTTTTAATTGGATCTTATACTAAATCTGGCAGAAAGATTGAGTATGGTATGGATACCCCATATGGATTTGCTGGAATTAAGTATTCATATATTAAAACACAGGATGAAGATGATCTTCTTAAAGTGTTTTATTATCCACAAGAAAATGCTCCAACGATGCAGATTGACAATCAAACTGATGGTGCTATCTTCCATGAAGGATATTTGAGAAAATCTGTTAGGTTCATGGCACATCCTGGAGATGCTTATCTATTGGATGTATCTAAACCTCATTCGGTGTTCCCAATGGAACCAGGACTTCCTGATCGTAAGGCAATCTGTCTACAAATTCTTTATAAGTCTTTTGATGAGGCAGTAGAAATGTTGAAAGAAACAGGATATATTGATGATTGAAGTTGTAGATGATTTTTTGCCCGAAGAGCAATATCAATTAATCTATGATTATTTTATGGGCAATCTCAATAAAGGAGATATTGCTCACTCTTGTGTTTGGACTTATCATTCTGGGATTAGTTTACCCAATGATGGGCATTTTCAATTTGTACAACAAATTTTTTGTAAAAATACCATTATTAGTCCTGCCTTCAGCATATTAAATCCAATTTTACAAAAAGAAAATGTAGTTGCGGTAGCAAGAATTAAGGCAAACATGCTTTTAAAAACTGAAGATCTTTTGGTTTTTGATTGGGCATTTCATACTGATCTTACAGATACTCCCGCTACTACTGCGATATATTATATAAATTCCAATGATGGATATACTTTATTTGAGGATGGATTGAAGATAGAAAGTATAGCAAATAGATTTGTAAAATTTCCATGTAATTATAAGCATACTGGTACTACTTGTACGAATACAGATCGTAGAGTATTAATAAATTTTAATTATTATACTTAAATGAAACAGTTTGATACTAAACAAATAGAGTTACATGTTACTCATACTTGCAACTTTACTTGTGAGGGTTGTTCTCATTATTCAAATCATGGGCATTCTGGCACACTATCTCTGGAAACTGCAAAAGAATGGCTATATATTTGGGGTCAACGGGTAAGACCTAAAACATTTGTTATACTTGGTGGAGAACCAACTTTAAATAAAGAACTTACCGATCTTGTATATTTGGTAAGGATGATTTATCCCGATCCATATACTCAAATTGATTTAGTATCAAATGCAAGTTTTTTGCATTTGCATCTTAAGTTACCAAAAGCATTAATAGCGACACAGACTAACTTAGCAATATCTATACATAGCACTACTCATAAAAACTACGTAAAAAAGTTTAAACGAGGATATAAACTTGCTAAACAATGGAAACATGATCTTGGAGTGCATGTAGAATTTTGGGATTATACTAATGACTATTGGACGCCACAATACACTGGATTTGGTAACAATATGATGCCCTATGAGGATAATAATCCTCGCCAAAGTTGGGAAAAGTGTGTCTCTAAACATGCAATTCAATTACATGAAAACAAGTTGTGGAAGTGTCCAGCATTGGCATACCTACCAATGCAAGCAAGCAAATATAATTTGAGTCAAAAGTGGAATCCGTATTTACAGTACAAAGCATTAAATGTTGATTGTACCGATGAAGAATTAGAACAATTTTTGAATAGAGAGGATGAATCCTTCTGTTCTATGTGCCCAGCAAATAGTAAACCAAAAATCAAAGATGATCCAACATTACCTGTAAGTTATTGGGAGAAAAAACATGATCACATGGGGGATATCAGCGAATAGTCACAATGCTGCAATGTCAGTATTTTTGAATGACCAGTTGATATTTGCTAGTGAGAGTGAACGTTTTAGTAAGATTAAAAACGATCCATATATCCCAAATTCAATGTTGAATTATGTGTTAAAATTTGGAAGACCAGAGTTAATTTGTTGGTATGAGAATCCATTTAAAAAAAGATTGAGACAAATATATGCGGGGCAAGGTCCATTTGTAAATAATTTTGAAAGATATTACGATTGTCAACATAAGTTTTTTAATCATCATTATACACATGCCTGTGGTGGATATTTTACAAGTAAATTCCAACGTGCTGCCATTTTGGTTATAGATGCGATAGGAGAATTCCAAACCCTTACTATTTGGGAAGCAGAAGGAAGAACAGTAAGATTAAAATATGAATTAAAATATCCAAATAGCATTGGATTATTGTATTCTGCTATGACAAAACGTTGTGGATTAAAACCAAATGAAGAAGAGTATGTATTAATGGCTTTATCTGCTTTAGGAGATAAGCATAAACTTAAAGATTCTATGTTTGAAGATTTTAGTACTGAAGATTTTAAATCTAAAGTTAATCTGCATAGAGGATGTGGTGACTGGAAACCAGAAGAATCGAAGGAAGATATTGCAGCAGCGACACAAGAAGTATATGAGATATTATTTAATAATGCACTAAGATTAACTAAAAAGTTAGTTCCATCTAAAAATCTTGTTTTAATGGGTGGATGTGCATTAAATTGTGTTGCAAATAAACATGCATATAATTATTTTAAAAATGTTTGGATTATGCCAGCTCCAGGAGATAGTGGATCTGCTATTGGTGCAGTGCTGGCACACAAAAAAACACATATAAAATTTACACCATATCTTGGGTATTATATTCCACATAAAAATACAAATAATGAGATTGCAAACCACTTAGAATCAAATAAAGTATGTGGTCTTGCAAGAGGTAGAGCAGAGTTTGGTCCAAGAGCATTGGGGGCAAGAAGTTTACTTGCAGATCCAACAGATCCTGATATTAAAGATAAAGTCAATAAAATTAAAAAAAGAGAATCTTACCGACCATTTTCTCCAGTTATACCAATTGAGTTTGCAAGTCTTTATTTTGATATGCATCATGATTTAATTGAGAGTCCATATATGCAGTATGCAGTAAAGTGTAATACAAACAGTCAAAAAAAGTGATGCTCCAAGATTGCACAATTTATTGTGTCATTGGAGGGCAAAAAGCGGACATCCTATTCTTTTAAACACCAGTTTAAATATTAAAGGACAACCAATATTGAATGATGAATTGGATTGTAACAAGTGGGAAAGATTGCATGAAATTAAAATATTCTCATGACATTTTTAAAACTAACAGAAAGAATAGAGAATAAATTATTACTTCCTTCTCAAGAATTAATAACTGGTACAACTCAGTGGTTTGATCAAGACACTGAGGATTTATATAAGAAGAATTTAAAATGCCAACCAAATGATTGGTATTATAGGAATAAAAAGATTGAATATAATTTAAACAGTGCTGGATACAGAACAAAAGAGTTTACGCAAATTAATTGGTCAAAATCTATTGTTGTTTTTGGATGTTCTTTTGTTTTTGGTGTGGGTAATGCTGAAGAAGACACTATTACTGGTCAAATAGAAGCGATTACTGGAATTCCTACAATTAATTTGGGATCTGCTGGAGCATCATCAACATTTACAGTGCATAATGCTGTTTTATTGAATGAGTCTTATCCTATACCAAAAGCAGTTGTGAGTATATGGCCATCTCCATTTAGATGTCCATATTATACTGAAGATAGAGTGATGCAATGTGGTAATTGGAATTATGATAGATTTAAGATTGGATACTACTGGAATGTTGATAGAAATCATGCATTAATGAACTTACGATTAAATGCCATGACTCTCAGACAACTTTGGCAATCTAAAACATCATATTATGAATTGAGTATGTTCACTACAACTGCAAATTACCTTGAATGTGATTTTATTAAGCAAGTAGATGATGCACGGGATATCAGGAAACAAGATGGTGCTGTTACCGCACATCCAGGAAAAATTACTAATAAAATTGTTGCAGAAAAAATAGTAAAGAGTCTTGGGTTGCAAAATCAGTGGTAATCTGCTATGATATCTGCAGATGCAAGGTAAGCATGGTTACTCGCACTTATACGGACAAAAATGCTAATGAATGGACTTGGGAAGAAACTCCTGAAACTATCGAGGCACTAAAACAACTACACGAAACAGTAAAACAAGTAAATGACAACAAACAATCCGATAACTCTTGATGAGTATAAAGAAGTAGCAGAAGAATTCTTTCCTAAGTATCACTTTGTTGCCCAAGAATTGGGTGAAGGATCTAAAACAGAAGATGTTTTAAAAGTGATGGAATCTCTTGCTGGTCTTGTTCTTAAAAAAAGAACAGAAAAGAAAAAAGTAACTCTTGGATTTAATAAAGATGTCAGAGAAGAAACTGATTGATGATTGTTTTTATGTTGAGGAAAAATCATATGGACTTTGGGACTCAACCGACAAAGAGGGTAAAGGATTGGTTACATCTCTCACTGAAGACGAATGTATCAAAGCAACCCGTTTTTATCTTAAAGGACGGCAGGAAGGTTGGCCTGAATCCAAAGTCTATGATGGTGAAGTAGGTGGAAAACTCTGATTACCCATATCATGAATTAGATCCAACCACACCTTGGTATGAGTGGTTATGTTATTGTGAGATATGTCATCAATTGCATGTCAAAGATCAACCAAGTCTTGGTAGATATATGGCATATCGAAGATATCTAAAATACATGGGGATTATATGAAAAAAATTCTATCATTGTTACTCGGACCAAAAAAAGAACAAAAGTTTATTGTTGATTGTGTAGATAGCACTCCTGGTGGTAGATTTACGTTACTTGACTTGATTCAATCATTGGAAACAAGAGTTGAATATCTTGAACAAAAATATAAGGGAGCACTTGAAGATATTAAAAGACTTGAAGGGGAGAATATTGAAACTACAAATGCCCTATATGAGTTAGAAAATCGCATTCAATCGCAAATTGATGCACATTGTCCACCAATATATACTATGGATAAGTACACTTTGGGAGATAAATGATGTACGAATTAGATGATTTTGAGAAAGCACTAGCTCATTTTGGTACGAGAGTAGATATTATTTGTGCTCTTGAATTGGGTGGCAAAATTGATGCTCAAACTGCGTATAAAGAAATTAAAGCAGAATTAAAAGAACTTAAAAGAGCAAAGAAACAATATACAAAGGAGCAATGAGGGTTAATCCAAATATTATTCATTCTATTCATAGTAATAATCTCATACCTCTTCCAAACATAACAGTACAGAACATTGGAGGGTGTAGTTTAGAGAATGATGATATATGTGGATCCTGGGATTTTTTTGGTAAAGATGATGAAGAAACTTATTTAAAGAATGTAAAAGAACAACCAGATAGTTGGTATTATCGTAATAATAAAATTAAATATACCTTAAATTCTTACGGATATAGGACAAAGGAATTTAACAATATTGAATGGCAAAACTCTATAGTAATTTTTGGTTGTTCTTATGTGTTTGGAACAGGAGTAGATGATTCTCATACTATAGGATCTTTTTTGCAAGATATATCTGGAGTTCCAGTTATTAATCTTGGAATGGGTGGATCGTCAATTCAGTTTGCTCTACATAATTCTTTGATGTTATATAAAAGTTTTGGAATACCAAAACAAGTTGTTTATTGTTTCCCTGGAATTTCTAGATATCTGTTATATCAAAGGAAGCACGTTGAGTTGAAGATGGGATCAACTGATCAAAAAATGATGGATCATGTCATACCTTTCAATATGATTAATGTTGAATTGATTAGAAATTTATGGCATAATAAATGTAGTTATTATGAGTGTAGTTTTTTCCCAACAACTGCTGAAATACTTGGATGTGATCTATATGAACCTATTCCTGATGATTACGCTAGAGATTTAAGTCATCCTGGTATAACTTCAAACAAGTATCTTGCAAATAAAATATACAAACATCTAAAATTATGATAAAATATATCAAAAGACTCTTTTATTTTATCTTTGATTATATTGAGATTAGAAAGAGTAATAAACTTGCTAAAAAAATCGCTAAAGAAGATCCTTTTATTTACAAATAGTCATGGCTAAAATCTATGAATCACCTGATGGTGGGAAGACAATTAAAGAGCGTGAGTTAAGAGATCCATCTGCACAACAGGAATATACTCATGCAAAGATGAAAGATAAGAAGAAATGGGTTCTTACTGTTGAAGAAGCAAAGGACGCAGATACTGACAAAATTGAATACTTTGTATCCTTTCCCGATAATCTTTTGGAAGCAGCGAACTTAAAAGAAGGAGATGTTATTGAGTGGATTGATCAAGGAGATGGATCATATAAACTTAAAAAGGTTGAAGATCATACACTTGCAACATATGATGATATGATTGCTGCTGGTTTTACTATGACTGATGATGGATTTTGGATTAAGGATAAATAAGTAAATAAAAGAAATATCATTGTAAGATGGCAGCAACATTAACCGCTACTGGTGTAACCTTTGACGATGGAACTTCAATAACTTCAAAGTATTCTGTTCTGGCACAAGGTACAGTATCGGTATTTTATCAAGCATCAGCACCAACTGGTTGGACTAAGGTAACTGCACATAATGATAAAACTCTTAGAGTTGTAAGTGGAAGTGGTGGAGACTTTGGTTTTGGTGGTGTATCTGGTGCTGGAGGATTACCATTTAGTACAGTATTCCCAAGTAGTACATCATCATTAAGCTTAACTTTTAGTGCTACAGTTCCAGTTACGGGTACTGTAGGAGATACTACACTAACAACATCTCAAATTCCAAATCATACTCATAACTCATTAACTGGTGGATTGGGCAGTGCTGCAAGTGGAGGATCAAGTTTTTTGACCTCTGGAAGTAACTCTACAGGTGGAGTCGTTGCTCCTAGCACTGGGGGTTCTCACAATCATCCTTTTAGTGGTCAAATTAACTTTAGTGCTCTTTTATTGGATGTATCCATCTCAGACTAAAAAACTATTCTTTCAAGCAGCAGCACCAACTGGTTGGACAAGAAGTACTCTACACAACAATAAAATGTTAAGGGTTGTGTCTGGTACTGGTGGTGGTTCTGGAGGAACAACTAACTTTACATCTGTTCTTTCAACTGGAACTGGCAATATATCTGTTACAGTAAACAATACGTTCCCAGTTCAAATACCACCAGGAGTAGCATCTAATGTTGGGGATACCTCATTAGCATTATCACAATTGCCAGACCACTCTCATGTTGGACTTACTGGTGCTCAGGGAGGATCTGGAGCAACACCATTTAGTTTTGGTGGGTCATTTCTTGTGTTTGGAAGTGTTGCTACTGGTAATATGATAGAAAATAGTGGTGGTGGATCCCATAATCACCCTTTTACTGGATCATGTGCAATGAATGAGACTAGAACCTTTGGACTTGATTTGGCAGTTCAATACGTTGATATGATAATTTGCACATTAAACTAAATATGTTATAATACAATTAATAGTTTGACTTAATTATGGCACAAATTAAACCTGGGAATTTTTGTCCTTTAATTCAATCTGACTGTAAAGGTCTTGAATGTTCCTGGTATACTCAAATTAGAGGAACCAATCCAAATACAGGAGAACCAGTAGATGAATGGGCATGTGCAATTAATTGGTTACCCATGTTGATGATTGAAAATTCGCAACAACAACGTTCAACTGGAGCAGCAGTTGAATCATTTAGAAATGAAATGGTTAAAGCAAATGAAAGTAATATTAATGTATTATCTGCAGCTGCTCAAATGTTACAACATGCAAGAGAGAATAAAATTCTAACTGCCAAAGTACAAGAGGTAACAGAGGAATGAAAAAGTTTACTTTAATTGAAGAAGATAGATATATCGGTATTGATGATATTGGTATCTTTTTTGAGAAGGACAATTGGCCTTTTGCAGACATTGAGCATCTTTGGGCAATTCAATGGAGAGATAATGGCACTGAAGATGGTCATGGTTGGATAGAGTACGATTCTCCAGTTCCTAATACTCCATGTACTGTTGCGGACATTCAAAAATACATTACTCATTTTGATGCAGAATATGAGCGTCAAATGGATCTCAAACGAGTTAAAGAAGAAGAGGATAGGAAGAAAGCAATTTCATGGCAAGATGCTATGAGAGAGTTGGAAGAGCAAATGGAAGAGATGCAAAAAAGGCATGAAGAGTCTCTTAATTTAATGAGAGATGATCATGACACACAAATGCAGAGAGTCCATGATCGTGTAGCAGAAGCGCATGAAAACTTATTCTATGCATCAAACACTCTTCAAGATAATGTAGAAGAAAGTAGAACTGCATTCCAATCAGAAAAAGGATATGATAATATTACTATTTTTGATGGTAGTGTTGACCCCTCACTGTTTGATGATTCTGTAGACTCTTCATTTTTTGATGAAGTATCTGATGATTCGTCTCTATTGGACAACTATGATTCCGATCAGTTAGATTCTAAGTTAGTTGATGATGTAATCAGAGATTTTTCATCTTTAGATTTGAGTGTTTTGGATAGTGAATTTAATTTGGAGTTACTGTTTGAAGAGGATCCAACAGAACAGGTTGTAAATGATATTGAAGAATTAATTGAAGATGTTGAAAAAGAGGAGGAATCCGATACTAAATGAATTCTAAATTGATTGAGAATAATTATCTGATTATTCCAAATTTTATATCATTAAACAAGGCAAAAGAATTAGCAGAAGACTTTAAACAATATTCAGAGACTTATAATCTAAAAGAAGACCCTCAAGTACCTAATTGTAAAAGTAAGTACGATTATGTGTCTTTTGTTGAACTTCTTTGTGAAAAAACAAATACGGTATCTCAGTTAGTTGGTGAGACTGTTATACCAACGTATTCTTATGCTAGAATATATCAACACGGGAACGAATTAAAACCACATGTTGATAAATCTCAATGTGAGATATCATTAACTGTTAATTTAGATTGTGATGAACCTTGGTCTATTTGGATAGAGACTCCGCAAAAGGTAAGACAGGAAGTTGTCTTGACTCCAGGAGATGCCATGTTGTACTTTGGCATGACTGCAGTTCATTGGAGAGAATCGTTCAAAGGATCTTATTGCAACCAGGTATTCTTACATTATGTGAGAAGTAGGGGACCATACTTTAGAAGTTACTTTGATAAAGACCATAGGATGACAGAAGAATCTACTAGTATCAAACCAATTACCGTTGAAAAAACAAATACACTCTCCGATTACATTAAAGTATATCCACAAATTCTTAGTAAAGAAGAATGTGAATTGATACTATCAGAATATAAAAACTCCTCTGAATGGAGAATGTCTGAAATTGGTGGTAATGGAAATCAGAATAGTTCTGTTAGGAACTGTCAAATTATAAACATGTCTATTAACAATGTAATTGATATTAATAGAGATGTTCGTCAAAGAATAGATGATCTTTTGTTTAATAAGTCTGCAGTTGCAGCTAAAAAATATATTGAAGACTTTCCAAATTGCTTTTTACAATCTGATAGTGGATATGATCTTCTAAAGTATGAGACTGGTGGTTATTATATTCAACATACCGACAGTTTTAAAGCACAACCAAGAACAATATCAATGTCATTTAATCTAAATGATGATTATGATGGAGGAGAATTTGCATTTTTTGATAGAGAAATACAACTCAAACTACTTCAAGGGTCTGTAATTGTATTTCCATCAAACTTTATGTATCCACATGAGATCATGCCTGTCACCAAAGGAACACGATATTCAATCGTAACATGGTTCACTTGACACCAGTGACATGTTCTATTATACTAAATACAAACCTTATTTTTTTATATGGCACTATCACAATCTGTTGAAGAATCATTAAAAGAAGCAGAAGCAGCACTTCGTAACGCCCTTGCATATGCTGCCAGGCAGGAAAGACCTGTTGTTTGCAACTCTATTGCTGAAATTATCTGTAGATTGGACCATATTGGATCATTTGATGGTCTAATGGACAAACTTGAGGATCGTTTGAACAATCCTGATGACAACAAGAGAGGTAAATGGGGTCCGTTTGGTTCGTAACGGAGTGTTACAACACTCTAAAGACAATATTAAGAATCCATACAATTTAGTTAAATACTGTTAGAATATGCTGACAATCAACGGGAGCAAAACCGAATGACTTTTTACTCCAATACAAACAGCAAATTGACAGAAGAAGAGTGGAATGAAATGAATGCTTTGCGTAAAGCAATCAATGACAATCCAAGTTCGGTTCATCCTGAAAAAATGGAACAATTTACACAATATCTTGTGCGTAGTATAAGAGAAATGGGATCTTGAGATTATAGATAATATATCTCAACAAAGGCAACATGGATTCTGATTTACTTGAACTTTATAAAAAGGGAATTAAGACAAAAGAAGATATAGAAAAAGATTATAAAAAAAGACTAGAAGAGAGGAATTTGATTAAGAATCAGATTCTCCTCAAAACTGGTCTGCTTTGTCTTAAATTAACTCAAGACTATTTTAGAGAGACAAGATATATTTTAGGTAGAAGAGAACAAGAAGAGGGTGAAACAATAGAGATTAAATATAAAAAGAGAGAATTAGATAATAATATAGATATTGGATCTTTTGTTATTGATGATGATAACAAAAAATACTATAGAGTGCTACAATTAACTGACACTGATACACCAAAAACTCATTGTTTTGTTGATATGAATACTGGAATTGTATATAAACCAAGATCTTCTACAACTGCAAATAAAAAGTTAGCATGGGACCTTGATGAGTGTATCAGAGTAGCAGATTGGAGAGGATACTACTTGAATGAAGACCCTAAAATAGGAGGTTGATTATGGGAATGTTTGATACAATTAAAAGTTCTTATGATCTTGGTCCAGGATATCAAAAAGAGCTACAAACAAAAGATCTAGATTGTTTAATGAGTCACTATTGGATTGATCCATTGGGTAGATTATTTTTAATTGATGAAGGCAACACAGCTGATTTTGTAGAATTGACAGAAGATGATCCTAGATATGATCCTAAAAGATTATTTTTAAATTTTATATGGGTGCCAAATGGTAATCATGGTAAAGTTAGACCAGTGTATCATTATGGTGTTGTAGAAGTTTACCCATCAAAGTGGGACTGTAAGTATTCTCCATATCCTAGTTGTAAAATATTCTTTAGATATGGAGTTATTGAAGAAGTTGTTCATGATACCGAGCGTTTTGAGAGGGCACGATATGTATAGCACACCACTTAAAGGAACTGAAAAAATAAAAACCACTCTGAACTGGTGGGAATACTGGATCGGTCATTGCTGGATGACAGGATGGCAGAGTATTCGATCCACCTTCCGCATTTGGGGGGATCTTATGACATCAAATTATGATGGTTATGCTCTAATGAAAGAAGATGACCCCGAAGCAGAATGTTTAGATTGGTTTTGGGCATCACTTAATGAGGATGATGTATATCCTAAAGAGTTTATTGAACATTTAATGCAAATGGTAGAGGATATTGAGCTTGGTAAAGTTGAAACTTATTCTATGGATGAGGTTATGGAACGAGCAAAAAAATGGTCAGATGAAGTTTTAGATGGTATTAATTTAGATGAGGAGTTAGACGATGACGATGATTAAATTTAAGCATAGGATTGATTTTGGTCATGATTGGTATGTTCAAATTTTAAATACATCTAAACATTGGCCAAAGTTTTTAAAGAACAAATCACTACTTCAAGTATCTGTAAGTTGGATGGAGCAACCTTGCTTGCCATATATTCAAATAAGTTGTGGTAATGGGCATTTGTTTAGCATTATGTTCTGGGCTCATAGATTTGGGTTCGACCTTGATGTTTTTTCCAGAACTTGGAACTTTGAAAGACTTGAAGAACTTGATAGGACTTTAGATGAACAAGAGTGATAAGGATAAGTTATACATCATATTATTTTTACTAATACTTTTCCTACTTGACATGTGTGTAGTGGGTGGGATACTATTGCATGGTAAAGCAAACTTCTCTGAATTGATTAAACATCTAAAAACATGAAAACTTCTACTGCTCTTGGTTTTGCTTTTGGTGTCATTGTAATTGCTGTTGCTGGACTATTCTTTGAAGCATGGTTGCTTGGTCTCATTCTGTCTTGGTTTGGTGTATCCCTTTCCTTCTGGCAGAACTTTGCTATCATCTTCCTTGCTAACGCTATCTTCAAAACTAACGTATCTTCTAAATGAAAAACGGATACACTCTCGTTGAACTGATGATTGTTGTTGCTATTGCTGGTATTGGATGTGCTATTTTGTTTGGCATTGCTACTGGCAATTCTGTAGTCCCAGGAAAACAAGCGTGTTTGAATGCTGGTGGAAAATGGTCTGAAGGTATTCAATACGGTCGTATTACTCAACTTTGTACTTATAATTGATATGAAACCTATTCTTGCTATTGTCGGCGGTGTCGTTGGTGTAGGTGCCCTTGCTTGGGGTCTTACCTATCACGAACTGATTTTTACTTCATTTTTTGCTCCTAAGTTTGAGAATGTTCGTAGGAACACTTTTGAACAGTCAAAGTCCTTCCGAACTGGTGCTGTTCAAGAACTGCAAAATATGCAGTTTGAATACATCAAAGCATCACCTGAACATAAGAGAGCACTTGCAGACATTATTCGGCATCGTGCTGTAGAAGTTCCTGCCGATGCTATGCCTTCTGACCTCCAATCCTTTATTTCTAATCTTCCTCAATGAAAACCATCGTTTCTGTTGCTGCACTTGCTGTTCTTGGTCTTACTCTGACTGGTTGTATTGAAGAAAACTCTGATGATGCTCAACGTTCTCAACAAGAACGTATCCTGAGGGAAGGAACTGCTCAAACTGGTATGCCTGCCATCAAAAACTTCCGTGAACGTAAGTTGCTGAAGCAGATTATTGAAATGCGTGACCAGGATGGTCTGGTGACTTATACTTATACTGTTCCCGAAACTACTGGTCGTCCTGTGTTTCTGTGCAACTCTATTGGTTATGGTCTTCCTGCTGCTACTCAATACACCAATCCAGAAAAATATGAAATGAGTGGGACAACTCTCCCGCAGGCAGATCCGAATGGTCTCTTCTCTCCTGACAGTGCCGAAGGTACTTGGGTGATGTGTTCTGATCCTTCTGGTAGTGGCAAAACCCGTCCTGTTTATGTTGAACCCCGCATTATTGTTTCACCTTTCAAACTTTGATTATGACTAAAGTAGTATATAATGCCAAATACGGTGGGTTCAATCTTTCCCGTGAAGCATGTCTACGTTACTGGGAACTTCAAGGCAAAGAAGTTTGGATTGAAGATGGTGACTTCATGGATATGTTCACTGTTTGGTTGGTTCCACCCGAAGAACGTCTTACAAAACCAGAAGATTGGTATTCTGCACCAACTGAAGAACGAATTGCTTACAATAAAAAGTATTCCGAACAAACTTGGAGTGACCATAATATTGTCCGTCACGACCCTATTCTTGTTCAAGTTGTAGAAGAACTGGGTGACAAAGCAAACGGAATGTGTGCTAAACTTGCTATTGAAGAAGTCTCTGGTCCTTATCGTATTGATGAATATGATGGGTATGAGACTGTCAAACAACCTGATGGTTACGATTGGATTACTCCCTGAACTTTATTTGAGGTAAATTATGACTCGTTACAATGATCCCAACACCCCTGTTGCTATTGTCTTTGGTGCTGGATTTGTAGTTGTTGTTGCTCTGCTATTCTTTGGTGGACCACTCTACAATGTGTGGCAACAATCTCTTGCTGGTAAGGCAGAACTCCAAAAGGCAGAATATACTCGACAAGTAGCAGTTCTGGAAGCACAAGCAAAGAAAGATAGTGCTCAACAACTTGCTGATGCTGAAATCATCCGTGCTACTGGTGTTGCCAAAGCAAACCAAATCATCGGTGATTCGTTGAAAGATAATCGTGAGTATCTCCAGTATCTGTATATCACTGGTATTGAAGAAGGTTCACAAAAAGGCAATGTTACGATTTATGTGCCTACTGAAGGTGGAATGCCTGTCCCGACTTTACAGATGAACAAGTGACACTTTGACATCTGGCACAGGGCACCTTTATGGGTGCCCCTTTTGCTTTATAATGACTTCAGTTCAAACAAACCGATGACTACCATCACTCAAGAGCATTGGGACGCACTGTATGCCAAACTTTATGAGGCATATGAAGAGTGTGTAGAAAATCAGGATGAAACTTATCGTCAAAAGATTGGTATTGTCCTTGATCATATGTTGTATAACCAACCTTATATGAACATCAAATGATCCGAACAATTCTCAATCAGTTTCCTGCTCGTTATGGGTCTTATACTGCTGAAGGTAACGGAATCCGCCGAACATTCTCCAACGGTTTTAGTTATATTGTAGAAGAATGTAACTCACCAGAAGAAGCACAACGCATCGTAAGTGACCTCAATTATCTTACAGGCAAATGACTGACAAACAAAAAGTAGAGGCACTTCAAGATTTATGTGATAAAGTTATCAGTTCTCTTGAATTAACAGTCTATGATATTGACGACCCTTATGAGAGGTCAAAAGTAAATAAACTTGCTGACGGTTATTTTCAACAAATGCTCAACATTATTCACTCAAATGACTGAAACCAAAACCTATCCCTACCTCAAATACATTCCACATTTTGTTGCAATTCGGTTGATTGTGCTTGGTCCGTTTGCGATTGTACAAGAAACAACAGAGTTTATTTCTAACTCTCTGGACAAAGTGTGTCATAAGATTGATAAATTTCTCCCATCACCTTATATTGAAAAGCAAGTAGAATGGGATCAGTTGCCCAAACGAAATCAAGAAGCGATTGAGTATCTTGCAAAAAAGCGTGATACTACCAAAGAACGAATTCTCATTCAAACTGTGAAAC